TCTCAAGACCCTTTAAATAAATACACATACCTGAACATATAGAAATAATGTGACATAAAAGTTTATTTAACTCTAATAAAAATTTAAAAGACAATGAAAAAGTACATAATTAAGTACGCAAATGGAAGTAATCAGTATGCTATGAAAGCTGAGCACGATTCACGCAAAGAAGCAACAGAAACATTGATGAATTACATTTGCAATCATAAACCTATTAATGGCTATCATCCATCACCATTTGACTTTACTCTTAAAGAAGTAGATGTTAAAGATGTAAATGAAGTCATCACAGGCTTCGAGAGTGCAAGAAAAGCACTTGGATTAAAACCCAATACAGGTTATGAAATCTCTGAAAGAATTCCTAAGTTCATAAGTGTTGCCCAACTTGTTAATGACATCAATCCAAAGCATATCAAGGCACTAATTGCTCTAAATGAACTATTCACTATTGCAGAAGCGTGGAACATGGAAGACGAGTTTGTACCCGATTTCTCGGATTGGAATCAAGACAAGTGGTTTCCTTGGTTCAAGTATGACAAGGATGTTGCGAAGTTCGTATGTGCAGATACAATTAACGCGGCTACAGCTGCATCTGCACATTTAGGTTCTAGACTTTGCTTCAAGACATCCGAGCGTGCCGAGCAATTCGGCAAGCAGTTCGACGACCTTTATAACGAGGTCTTTTTATAAATATTAAATGAATTAGGAGATGAAATTTATATCAGAAGAAAGATTAGCCGAACTGCTTAGAGCAGAAGCTTATGCAACAGCTTTAAAATACCATAATGTTGACAAATGGGATTATTTCGCAGACTCTCTAAGCGACCCAATCTTTAACAATGAAACTTATTGGGAATATGTTTCACAAAGCGATAGAGATATAACCAGAGATTTTCAATCGGTTTAAAGTATAAATTATGTATTCAATGATAAAGCAATACAGAATGTGGCTTCTCCGCCAGCAGAGGCGGAGAGCGCAGAGAAGAAATAAAGAAGTGTGCGCAAGCCTGTCCGTCAGACTTATTGACGGATCGTTGTACATTGCAAATGGCTGCACGCTTATCCACAAGTTTTCAACCGACAATTCAGTTGGTGAAGTTATTAACCAGATAAACGAAATAAGGAGAATGAATCTATGATACCATTTCTTTTAATATCCACATTGATTTCCTTTTTAATTCTAATCAGTGCCTGGGTGGATTATTGTCGAATAAAAAAATTAAGGCACGACATTGATGTATTGTCGGAAGAATTAGAGCAATTGAAAGACGGATTTATGACAAACGAAACTGGAATGGATATTTTTAAGGCGTTCAGCGACCTGCCACGGATGGACAAAGAGGACTTTGCAAGATACGTAGTCAACAACTTGGCGAACAGAAGCCGAGAAAGACTTCTGTTCTACCTTGCCGCTGACTTCCTCGAATTTATTCAAGGCAATAATGATTTTACGACAAAGCAAATTAAGAAGCTGGTAAGTCTTGGCATTAATCTTGGTAAGGAATGGACGTTGCAGAACCTTTTGGATTGTCTGCCTTTGCGTGTGGGCAGAGCGCCGCAGACAAAATGGGTTCGGGTTGACAACCCGAATGAAGAATATGAAGAATGCTTGGACAGCGACGGAGGCTATCCGAACATCTCTGGGCATTTGACCATTTCTGTGATGTATGGGCGATGGGTGTTCGACTTCGACAACAAGGGAATCAACGGTCGCAAGCCACAAGATACCAGCTTCACAGAGGCGGCAATCAAGATGGCGGAATTTTGTGTTGAGAACGATTTAATGTAATGATTTTATGAAAAAAGAGATTAAGAGCGTGTTGAAGAAGCTCGCAGGCGAAGCTCCTGGATTTCACGGATATTTCAAGAAACCGTTTGTCTATGGCGAATGGATTGTCGCAACGGACGGATATTCTTTGATACGAGTTAAGAAGCAAGGAAACAACGGCGGCTACTCGCCACTAACTAAGCAAATTGATATTGATCACTGTTTTCCCTCTAAGACTTGCAATTGCTTGGTGGACATCGAGCAATTGCAAGAAAAATTGAAGAGCAAAAACTACTCCTATTGGGGGAGCTTATTGACCGTTTGCGAAGAGTGTGGAGGTGTTGGAAGGGTCAGGTGTACATACACTGATAGACTCGGAGATGATCATGAGATTACAGGAGTATGTCCAATATGTGACGGAGACAGTATTGCTGAGCGAAAAGGCGTGGTTAAGATTGCCGACGCAATCGTCAAGCCGAAACATATGCTTCTCTTGTGCGAGTTGGCAAAAGTGACAGACGGAAGAGTTTTGTTGCTGAATAGAGGCGATGCAGAGCGACAACGCTTATATTTTCAGATAGGAGAAGACATAGAGATGATTATAATGCAGGTGCGTCCGTCGGTTGCTCGGCAAGAGGAATTGTTGTTTGAATTAAAAATTGATTGAAGAAAAATGAATATTCGAATAGCATGCGATACGGCTCGCTGGGTGAACAGACGTGAATTGTTCTCCTCTGTGGATTTTAAGAATTTCGAACCGCGCAAAGGCTTCCGATGCGCACAATATTTTGATTAATGGAACAGAAACAAGAAACGCCGATAATCGGCACACACAACTCTATGACCTATCTCCGACCGCAGAAGTGGTATGGATGGTTTATGATTCCGTTCGCTCGGTGTCAGAACAAGACAATCGAGGAACAGTGGCACAATGGCGCACGATGCTTCGACTTGCGCATCCGCTTCACAAAGCAGGGCGAACCTTACTTCGCCCACGGACTTTACGAATGCACACACGAGGTCAAGCCTATCGATGTCTTGGTGCGGTTGGACAGACTGATGATCCGCTACAATCAACCTGCCTTTGTCCGTCTGATTCTCGAAGACCCAGACAAGCAAAACCATAATGTTTTTTACTTCAAACAGTTTTGCTATGCGTGGGAGACTCACGAAGCTTGCAAGACAGACAACAAGGTGCTACACTTCTTCGGTGGCAACCGCAAGGGCGATTGGGCGCAGATTGTGGAGTTCGACTACAAGCCGAACCTTACCCAGTATGTAGGCTCCATGATGGAGGACGCACGGTGGTACGAGAAGATAATGCCGTTCGCCTATGCGTGGAGGCGCAACAAGAAGAACAAGAAGAACCCACAAGGCGATATTGCCATTTACGATTTTATTTAACGTTTATTATTATGACAAAAGAAGAAGTGAGAGCCTATTTGCAGACTTACTGCAATATAGACTTAAAAGAAGAATACTGCACGTTGGAGAATGTACTGAACCTAATTCCTAACGTCCAAGATTCAGAGCAGAGTGAAGAATTAATTAATGAGCATTGTTTTGATTCTTTAGCAGAGAGCAACTGGCTATCGGGTGATTTGATTGTATCAAGAAATAATTATGGAATGTGGTCGCTGGATTGGGATTTTGATGGAATGGTTGGCGTTTTGCCACAGGGCAAAGACCTTATGACCGCTGCACTTAGTATGTGCGAGTTCTGTGTCGTCAACGGAATCAGATTGAACATTAAAAACTTAAAGAATAACATTTAACATTATTAACCTCCCTCTGTTAACTTTTATCTTTGCACTATCAATAGGAAGTTAAGAGAAACTCTCCGAATTGTTAAAAAGAAAGACAGGGACGGTGAACTTCTCTGTTAACTAGTCACAAGGACTTTCCGGGGTTACAGTCCGTCTCTGTCTTATTTGTTGAACACATCAAGCTAGATTTCTAGACCTGTATGTCTACTAAAAGTTTTGGATGCATTCAACTAACTTATTTAATCAATAACAGCAAAGATATGCAAGACCTGTCAACTAAACAACACTTCGTGGGCTGTGATGTATCAAAAGATACATTGGACTTGGCCCTGTATCAACCGAAAACGGACTACCGCAAGTTCGAACACGTGCAGATTTCCAACGATACGGAGGGATTCAAGCAACTGCTCCAATGGCTCAAGGCACGGAAGATTAAGAAAAACGAGGTGGCCATAGCTTTTGAGCACACAGGGGCGTACTCCATCGCACTGGCCGAATGGCTGCACAAGAAGAAAATCACCTTCAACATGCTCCATCCGCTGGACGTCAAGAACGCATGTTCCCGAGGCAGGAACAAGACCGATGAGGTGGATGCCAAATTCATCGCCGACTATGCCTATACAATGCGCGAGAAGCTCGCTCCCTCAGGTCCGGAGCCCAAGAATATCAAACACCTCAGAGAGCTGCGTAACGAGCGCGATCTGTGTGTCCGCTGCCGCGCCTCCTATTTGTGCCAGATAAAGGTTCAGACTGAAGCACAGACCATTGCGCGCATGCATAAGATGGTCGACTTTATGACCGTCCAGATACATCAGATAGAGGAAGAAATCAAGAAAATCATCGCCGCCGACGAGACCATCGCGACCAATTACCATCTCCTCATCTCCATCCCAGGCATAGGCATGGTGAATGCCGTCAACACAATCGTCGCCACGGGAAACTTCACACGCTTCCAAACCTCCCGACAATATGCCAAATTCTGCTCCGTCAGTCCGATGGCAGTACAGTCGGGCACCTCGGTACACTCAGGCAACCATGTCTGCAAGAAAGGTCACAACGAGTTGAAAGCTACCCTTTCTGAGGCAGCCCGCAGTGCCATCATCCACGATCCGCAACTCAGACACTACTATCAGCGCAAGCGCAGTCAAGGCAAAAGCCACGGGTGTGTGATGAATGCCGTCAAGTTCAAACTCATCTGCCGCATGTTCGCCGTGATAAAGCGTCAGCAACCCTATGTCAACACCGAATGCTATCGTGGCTAAGCCGGAGAAGGTACACCTGTACTTCCTTTGACCGATTCCGGAACAGAGATTGGTCATTGGACAAATCCATATCATCCCAATGAGAGAACATCATCCTGTAATGTTAAAAACTTGAACTCGAGAAAATGCAAATATTTTAACACTTTATCCTTGCTCAAATCCTAGATTTCCCCAGAGGACAACAGAGAGGAAGCATCGGTTTCCTCTCTTTCTTTTTCCCAATGATACTATTTCCCATCAGACTGACGGCAGCGACCGCAAGACGCACTGCCGTGGCTCCAGAGCTGCCACCAAAACCGCTCCAGCCGTGCGAGGTCAGAAACCTCGTGCTTAAACCATTGTTCATTGCACTGCTCACGATCCGTGAGGCGGAAAGGCTCCGCTATTTATGCTTCAACTTCAAGACCAACAACAGAGGAGAACTTATCTACAAGCGTGTCAGTTGCGACCTCGGCAACGCCATTCGTTCTCTCAACAAGGAGTTGACTGGAGGAATGTTCGGTGCGGAACTGCAATTGATGCAGTTCTTAGAATACCGCTTCTTCGAGGACACGAAGAAGGTGTTCTCGCTCCTCCGCCTTAATGTGGAGGAATTTATCCGCTCTCTCAATTACGATGTCGAGGATTCCGACATAAACGCACAGAGTGAGGTGGTGCGGTTTCTCTCGCTTATGGCGATTGAGTTTGCCGAGGAGTATACCGAACGCCTTGCCGCCGCGTGTGCGGAAGTGCCGCTGAAGATTACTCCGCCAAGCATCAACAACCTTGTGGCGATACAAAAAGCGTGCATAGCCATCGAGGAGAAGAGCGTGGCAGCACAGGTGAACGAAGTGAACAAACGCAAGCGGGCGGCATTGGAGGCTTGCATTGACGCTGCCATAAGAGAGCTGAAGAGCATCAGCGTGGCACAGGCAGACAAGTTCCGTTGCTGTGGAGTGTGCGCCAACTACAGATACGAGGTCGCCGCAAAAGGCAGATGCAAGTGGCCTTCATACAACGCGTCACAGATGCGCCCTGCGTGCAAGCGGTTCGAACGAGTAAACGAGAAAACAGAGCTTTAAGATTAACAAAAAAAGTTGTCTGATAGGCGATTAATTATTACCTTAGTAAAAAGTTTATTTATGGAAATGTCTTTGATTCAACGAATAATATCATACCTCCTGGGGTATAAGTACTATGCCAACATAGTCAACACCAAAGGGACCGGAAAATATGAGATTTGCAGTTTCATTTTTGATAACAAGGCTGACGCTGAACAGCATATGCGTGATTTGAAAACTGGAAACTTGTCGTTCTCCTACATCGAAACCATAAGTTTCCGCAGTAGATTGATTTACCCAAATACAAAACGATGATTGGACGGATTCTTGACAAGATGCTTAACAGGCTGTATGTCGTGTTGGATGATACAGATAACTCAGTCACATTATCTCCGCGCTTGGCGGAGATAGTGATGGCTGATATTGTGGATGAGAATAAGATTCATATGTTCTCGGATGGACGGGAGTATGGGTTCTGCGTTAACCATCCCGACCTTGTGGGCAAGGACACCCCCTTCGCTCCGTTGCAGAAAAACTTTCAGCACAACACCATCGGTTTCAACGCAACGTGTCCTTCCGTCAACCGCATCTATTATGACTATGGGATAGAGTGTGGCAAGACTGCAAGAAAGAAAGTGGTGCGATGCCGATGCAAGGATTTTTACTACTTCAAAATTTTAAGGAAATGAGAATGGCGGAAACAAGAAAACCGGATATATACTTCCGTGAGAACGGACAGATAGACATAACATCAAGGGTCAGCAAGACTCTCGGTCTGCACCCCGGCGATGCCATCAATGTGTGGAACGCGGGCGGTGAATATTATCTTTATGTCGCTGAACGAAATGTGAAAGGAAAATTCCGCGGTGTGTGCCGTAAGGTCAACTTCGGAAGCAATTTCCTCCGTGCCAATTTCTACGACTTGGCAAAGAAAATCATCGTTCTGTGCGGAAAGAGGGAGGCTCACCTGCCCGTGGGTTCCGCAGTGGAGGTGGACAACATTGGGACGGCTCTGCCGTTGATAACGAGAAACAATCTGTATGATGAATAAAGACATTGAATTTGTGGGCATCTCCAATGCTCCTTCAGACTATAGCGCACAAGACGGAGTGATGTCGCACCTTGTGAACCTTATCCCGGAAGAAGGCGAGTTGAAGGCGGTCGGCAAAGGTAAATGCCTGTGGAACGTCACCGACAAGTACCAACTACTCTTCGTGCATTCCGTGACTTCAGAAAGCGAACACTACATCTTCTTCAAGGACAACACACTGTACTATCAGACGTCGCCAACAGCGGAGGGCGGCGACAGCGGTTTCAAGGAGATAGGATATGTAGCCGGACTCCCCAAGATTGTGAGCGTGGGCAACACGCTCATCGCCTATTCTGAAAACGAAATGCGCTACTTCCTTTGGAAGTCTTATGGTACGCCTGCCTCTACCAACAAGCCATTGTTTCAATACGTGGATTTAGGAACGCATCTCCCAGAACCGGACGTCCGGTTTATGCTGAAAAAATATTTCTATGACGACAGTTGGTCGGAGCAAGACAAAAAAGAATTGATTACATCTTCGACACAAATTCTTTTCAAATGCAAACCAAACGATCCGAACTGGGGGAAAGAGGAGAACCAAAGATATATAGAGGAACAAGTCTGCGCATTGGTGAACAAAGCACATCAGACAGTCTCATATTATGGAGCCTTTATGTTCCCATTCCTTGTGAGATATGCCTATCGCCTATATGACGGTTCTACTTTAACTTTGCATTCTGCTCCAATCTTGATGCTCCCATCAATGTCTGATGCGGTGCAAATTGTTGGAAACACACTCTTGGACAACGACACCAAGTTGCAAGCCTGGGTTCGTTGGCTCTCCGGTGAATTGTTTTGCAAAGTGATATATAAAAGTGCCGACCTTTTTAATTTTGGAGATATAATACAGAGCATTGATATTTTTGTGAGTGCGCCAATATACACTTACAAACAAGGAGGGTTGGATGTGATAAACGACACTTCTAAATACGATCTTCTATCAGAGACGGTCAGCAGTTTTGGCTTTTTAGCATCTGACGATATTTCTGAATATGATGGTAAAGGGCTGATTCCCCTTCCCAATACATTCCATTTCGTAGATAATGAATTGGAAGGCTCTTATTTCATTCGTCCTCCGAGATATAGCGATTCCGAAATACAGAAAGATGTTTCCACCAAGTCTTTGTTCTATCTTCTTAAATCAATACCTTTCACAACGGATGGTGTTGGGTCGTATTCCCAGTTTGCCTCGATTCCAATACAAAAAGGCTATTTAACATCATTGGTCAACAAGGAAGTTATGACAGACGACTATGATAGCCACGACTCGCTGAAGCCTCAATCTGCTTTCGTGTACAATAGCCGTCTGAACATTGCAAACATATCAAAAACGCTATTCCGCGGATGGGACGCAAACGAGATGTCTTTTGTCAGTGGCTTTAGGGCCGATTCAAAAAAGATTGAAATCAAGAACAGGATAAAGACCGAATATGGAGATGTTGTAAAAGGGACTCCTGCTGTTTCGGTCAACAACTTGGGGTTTTATTTTTACTACCCCAATACAAGGGCTTCTGAAATGATTTTGTCCGATGGGAATAGTACAGCGCACTTACCATTGAGCCCGCATAACCTACTTAATGGGTCGTTCGCAATTATTCCATTTTGGAAAAATATCAAATCCGTACTTGGATATTTGAATTGGAAGGCGGAGCCGTTACCGACCACATCGGATTTTGATATTGTCTTGAGCAACAAGGTCTATACATCCGTCATCAATATGCCGTTCTACTTCCCTGTGGCAGGCATAAACACGGTTGGCTTCGGTGAAATCATAGGGCTGTCCTCCACAACGCAGGCTTTGTCTGAAGGGCAGTTCGGTCAGTATCCCCTATACGCATTCACCGATGAAGGGATATGGGCGTTGCAGACCAACGAGAACGGAGGCATTTCGTCAGTCACTCCGGTGACAAGGGATGTTGTCAACAATGCCGACAGCATAACGCAGATAGACGATGCAATCCTCTTCTCTTCCAACAGAGGACTGATGGTGCTTCAAGGCTCCCAAACGCAGTGCCTGTCCGAGGCTTTGGACGGTGAGTGGTTCAGCCCGTCTGCGCTCCCCGGCCTTACGAAACTCTTGGCGCCCGACATAATCTCGTTTGAATCGTTCAAAGGGTTTCTCAGCGGAAGCCGTATAGCATACGACTACGTAGGACAACGGATTCTCATCTGCAATCCGGGCAATGTCTTCGCCCCTACCTACTCGCTCCGGAGCAAGCAATGGGGAGAGGTGCGCACAGGCAAGGTTGTCGCTATAGTCAACTCTTACCCAAACAGCGTAGTGCAGGTGTCCGTAGAGAGCACAAGGTCGGACATTATAGACCTGTCGCAGGAGAACGGAGACGATGTCGTTGTTGCCGCAGTGTCACGTCCGATAACATTCGGTGACGGAGATGCGCTGAAGACGGTCAACACGATGATCGCCCGCGGAGACAAGATAAAGACCGCCTTGTATGGAACGATAGACTACAAGCGATGGACTCCGGTGGCATCAAGCGTTGAGAGATACATCACCGGCATACAAGGCACACCATACAAGGCTTTCCGCCTCGTGCTTGTCGGCACGATGTCTCCCGGACAAAGATTGACAAAGGCATCCTTTGAGATAACTCCGAAGGATGATGGAAGAATAAAATAATTCTTTTTAGTTTGTGTTAGTGTTATTGGTTAATGACAAAGGGGGATGATTCGTGAGAACCGTCCCCCTTTTTTTTGTCCGTGTTGTGCAAATGTTGTGCAAATCCACTGCACATCCACCATAACTTTCTGATAGTCAGACTACCCTTGTTGTCTTACCCGGACAACGTTATCTGTTAGCCATTTACTTGGTTTGTTTTCATATCACTTGACAATCAGTATTTTGAAATGTTTGATTATACAGACAGTATTAAACAATCACAACCAATAACAAATATGTTGTGCAAATGTTGTGCAAGTGTTGTGCAAGTTTCATACCTTTGCGTATGGCAACAATCAAAGCATTCATCCGAACGACCAAAGATTCCGAGGTCAAAATACGCTTCCGTCTGAGTGACGGACGCAAGGTGCAGTTATACTTCATCAGCCATATTATGGTGTACCCATCCCTATGGGATTCAAAAAAGGAATGCATCAAGCAACGTGCGATGTGCCAGATAGCTTATAGGGAAGATGTGGACAACAAGGTGGCTTATCTCAAGGACATCATTATGCGTGTCTACTCCTCCCACTATGCGGACATACGCACAAGCCGTGACTTGCAGAGAATGGTGGAGGACGTTCTTAATCCGGAAGACAAGGAAGAACCGATGGTTCTCGATGAGGAATTTGCCGACCTGCTCGCCCACAAGAACATCGCTTTGGGAACGTTGCGAGGATATGATGTGCTGAAGAACAAACTGAAAAGTTTCGAGGTGTTCAGACGTAAATACTCCCCTTCATACAGTCTTACTTTGAAAACGATGTCGGAGGATGACGTTAGGAAATTCCTGTCTTACATTAGGGATGTGGAGAAAATTGGCGGAGCGAACTATATATGCACTACATTCAAACGTCTGCGCTCTTTGTTCAAGGAGATGGTGACGCTGGGAATTATCGACCGCTCTCCGACCGACAACGTGTCGGTGAAAGCGGAAAGATACGGCACACCTTATTATATAAGCATAGCGGAACGCAACCGCATCGCCAACTACGACTTGTCCGACTATCCTTCCCTTGAGGTGCAGAGAGATATTTTTCTATTCCAGTGCTGCATCGGCTGCCGTGTGTCCGACCTCACAAGGCTGACCACCGACAATATTGTGAACGGAGCCGTGGAGTATATCCCCCGGAAGACACGAAGCGAACATACCGACATCGTCAGAGTGCCGCTGAACAACAGCGCGCGGATGCTTGTGAAGAAATATATGGGAGTGGACAAGGACGGCAGGCTGTTCCCTTTCATCGCAGACCAAGCATACAACGCAGCCATAAAGCGGTTCTTCACCATCTGCGGCATAACAAGGTCGGTGCTTGTCTACGATTCTTCCAAAGGATGCGAGGTGCGCAGACCAATCAACGAGATAGCCTCCTCCCATCTTGCACGTAGGACGTTCATAGGCAACCTTTACAAACAGGTCAAAGACCCCAATCTTGTCGGCTCTATGTCCGGTCACAAGGATGGAAGCAAGGCTTTCTCCCGTTACCGCAACATCGATGACGACATCAAGAAGGAGCTTGTGGACTTGCTTGACTGACTTCCCTGCCGAGATGGAAGCACCGCACGAAGCGTTCTAATTCTTTCCGCATTTCGGACACACGATCTTCGTGGCGGTATTGTACACCGTCTTCTTCGGTGGAATGTATTTTACAATTGTTCCCATAGTCTTCCATAATATTTGTTCGCAATACTGAAAAGCAATTCAAACCATAAAGCGGCATAGGCGCACAGAAGCGAGGCACTGATGCAGTCCACCACATTCCATCCGAGGATGATGACGGAATATGGCAGACAACACCAAAAACTGAGGCATTTGGAGCACGTCAGCGGGAGCAGACGTTTCTTACCCGTCAGCCTTCTTGCGATTTCTTCTGCGAGACCGAGATGGTTCAGCAGCACGCAAGCCAGCACTATCCGCACCAGATGCCACATTGCTATCCGGGAAAGGTGGCAGTAATGGTCACATCAGTGACCATCGAATAACCATAAACGTTCCCGTTGCACTTCACGTTTGCCGGAGCCCGACTTGTCACACCCTGCGTAAGGGCGAGTGCCGGTGTGCCGGTGCCCTTGAAGATGATGTCGAACGACTCGGTGAACATCTTCACTTGCGGCTTGCAGCAACACTTGCCGTTGCGAGGCTGATAAGTCACTGTCCCCGTTGCCTGCACGGTGACAAACGTTGTTCCGCTTATCGTTTCCTGCGATGCTATGCTGTAGGAAACTGCGGACTGAGGCTGAATGCTCTGAGCGAGGCAGTATGCCTGGCAGAGATTCTCCACCACACTACAGGCATATTCCTGGGATGTGGCGGTAATTGCGATAGGTGTTACATTAATCATAACTATCCAATTTTTAAAGTTACCTGAAATCAGTCAATCGTTTCACCTTCATCAGGTGTGTCAGTGAACGATATGTCATTCGTTGTCAGACTTTCATATATCTTTTCAAGATATTTGTTGTTAGCCGACACTGTCTCGTAGTTCTTTTTCAGAAGGTCGAATATCGCCTTCAATGCTTGTACTATGTTCATCGTCTGTAATGTTTGAGTATTCCGGCTCTTACAAGAGCGTTGGCGTTCCAAGCCTTCAGTGCCTCGGATGTCTTGGCGGCAGTGACCACACATCCCTTTGACCGCAACTGGTTGGAGAAGTCCACCCACGCACGGCGCATTCCGTCAGCCTCGTCCTTGCTCTCCGCATACACCGGAATCGTTATTTGCATTATTTCCATATCTCTATTCCAATGGTGGCAGGTCGGTAACCGCCTCTGCCGCTGTTTCCACTACACTGCCGTTGCGCAATGACCTTACCACGTTGTATGCCTCAAGCAGTCCGTCCTTGTTCTCCTTCACCCAGCCGAACACGCTCCCGGCTATGTTCTTCACTTGTTGCATCGTTGTCGGCGGCGGTGCGGTGACATCTGGGATGTCAAGTCCTCCTGCTACAAAATCATATAGTTTGACAGCCTTGTCCACATCACCCCTCGCTATGGAAAGGCATTGCATCTTCAAGTCAAATTTGCTTGTAGGAATCATCTCGTCTATACGTTTAAGGTCAATATTACGTCTGAACAGTCCCATAACATATACGAAATAGCGGAAGACGGCAGACGTGCCGCCGCCCTCCGCAGTCCGTTAGCCGTTGCAGCACGGTGTGCAACACGGCTGAGGTTGAGAATAAGGAATCGTTCTCACAAATGAGAAGTTCTCCATCGCAGGATTGTTCGCATAGACGGTTGCCGCTGTGGCTGCCGCCTGCGAGTTCGCCGAACTACCGCTGTATGCTCCGGCTCCCACTGCAAGGTCGATGTAGCTCTGCACCGATGGAGTGCTGTCGACACGTTCCTTGCGCTCCATAAGGATTGCGTTCTCTCTGTTCTGTGACTCCATCTGCAACCCTGCCGCCACAGTGCGTACAAGGTTGTTGGTTTCCCCAATCATCTGCGAGTTGCCGTTAGCCATTGCCTCCGCCTTGGATGCGAATGCTTTTGCGGCAACCAATGCCAATGGGATGCCGAGGATGGCAAGACCCACACCTACCGCACCGAGTGCGATGCCTGTGGCTCGTTGTCCGCTATGTCCTCTCTTGTAGCAAGGGCGGCTCTCCTCTTCTCCCCAAGCGTTCTTGGCGACTCCTCTCATCGCCAACATTTCTTCCGCTGTCATAATGGTTTGAATTTAAATTACGGTCAATATCAACCGCATCACAAATATCGCACGGAATCACTCGGTGTCAAAGAAGATGCTTGCTATGTGCTTGCGTAGTGCTTGCAAGTTGTTTGCGTAGACTTTGTTTGTTGTTTTCCGATTGTCAGCAGTCAGCAGATGGCGCACATTGGATGGCGTCATTCCGAACATCTCGGCTATCCTCCGCGGATATAGTCCGATGTCGTAAAGCGTTTGTATAACGAGCATTCTTGCGTCCACAACGTCAGCGTCGCGGCTCTCCGACAATATCCTGTCGCTCGGAATGTCGGATGCTTCGGAGGCGAATTTCACCGCCTCGGCAAAGATTTCGATTGTTTTCATTTGATTTTCCCTATTTAATTTCGTACCTTTGCCGAACCACAACATCCGCTTTATCTTTAGACAAGACACAAAACGTCCGTGCGATTCAGGCATAATTGGCTCCCGACTCCGCACGGATCGTGTGTAGATAAATAGGATGTTGTGGTGATATTTTATTCAGTCGGGAGCTTTTTCATTTCTTCATCTTCTTTACCGCCAACCAAATCACCACCGCCGACACAACGGCGATGAACGCACCGATGGCTATGCCACCGATGTCCTGCTTCGTCTTCTCCCAACGTGACAGCTTCCGCTCCACTGGGTAAGGCACGGCAACGCTGTCCGTCCTGCTCCGATAGGCGCTGTCCGTTCTGCTCCGATAGACGGTGTCGTGCTGCGTAACGTACCGCTCGCGCCACCGCCAAGAGGTCACCTTGATTGTGTCACCGCCGCGCTCCACGACCACCGAGTCGCGCACATACACTGAGTCAGTGCGTATCTTGTTCACTGAGTCGGTGCGTATCTTGTTGACGTAGCAAGTATCGGTGCGCACCGTCTCAACGGGTACATACTGCACCGACTTGCAGCCGAGGCACATCACCGCAAGCACGGCAATCAGCACCCAGCCTATCACCACGCAGACATATCTGCATTTCTCGTCATCTCTCATCTTCTTTTTCTCCTTCTTCTTTTTAGTTTCACGCTATGGCGGTTCTTCTGTATGTTGTCGTCTGGATACCCCAACGATGCCCATTCCGCATAGTCTCGGTCGGCTTTCGCTTGCAACTTCAGCCAATAGTCCGCAGTGTACCACACCAATGCAAGCCGTTCCGCGAGCCATCGCTCCACACGTGGTTTGTGCTTCAGCAACGACCGCAATGTGGATTTCTGCAAGCGCATCTTTCTCGCCAATGTTTCGTTTGTCAAGCCGTTGTAGAACCGACAGACTTTGACTGTTTCCCACACGTTGGAAAGGCAATGGTATGTCCTTATGCCTTGCTTGTCCTCAGTTGTCCAATAAACGCCTCTCATATCATTTCTTCCATAGTCGTTTCACCTGCCTTCGGTTCTTGCCGTCAGCGCGGAAACTGACGTGTACCCACTGCCCCCCGTTCTCCCACAGCAGTTGGTCGAAGTCAAGGTTCTCCTCAATCAGTCTGAAGATACGCGCGTTCTCCTCGCGGCTTCGCTGATTGATGTCGGCTGCCTGTCCTGTCTTGTGCTGTGAGCCAGCGACACCGCCCACCGCCTTGTTCAGCCGTGGGCATCGGTAGCCACTGGAGATGTATATCGGCTTGCCGTACATCTCCCTCAAAGGGTCAAGCACCTTGTCTACGAGTGCCGTCAAGTTCTTCACCGCTTCCGCGGTCGGTGTGTTGTCTATCCTATCCTTTGTCGCGGTGTCGCTCCGTGTTAATTCGTTCAACGTAAAATATTTCATTTCTTCCGTTTTTTAGTGATTGTTCCTTTCAGTGCTTCTCCAAGTTCCTTGCGCTTGTAGCCTACAAGTCCGAGAACTATCTTGAAGACGTTTATTTTCACCCCTTTGATTTCGCCCCAGTTGCTGATGATGCTGTCAAGCTCGCACAAGCACGCTATCGACATAAGCACCACGGCGATTACGATAGCGGAGCATCCGAGCGGTTCTCCGAGTGCCTTGCCGACCACAGCACCGAGTATCACGATACAAAGGTAGTCGGCTATCTTCATCATTGTTCGCCTCAGCGCGCGGCTTGCTCGGATGTCAACGTTGTTGGAGATAGACTTGTGGACACCGAGCCACAAGTCTACAATAATCAGCACCCCAGCGAGGAGCATAAGCCACCGCATGTCCCAAAGCAATGTGCTGATTTCGCTGATGAACACTCCCATACTTGCAGTCCCGATACGAAGACTGTTATTCACTGCCGTTCCTGTCATTTTTTTCTGTTTCGTTATTATAATCAAATCTGAATTAAAGTTACAAACCCATTCTTTTCTGTAAGTGCCGCTGTAATATCGGTATCATCTTTTAATCTATTATAAGCGGATTCGTTCAAACCGACCACAACAAGCGGTTTTACAGAGCCTTCTGTAGAAGTCGTTTGGATAACGGACAATATTGAATCCTTTGATATTAGAGGGCTTGCAGGGAAATTCATTTTGGTAGAATAACTAACATATCTCATATTGAATCTGACCTCTTTTAAGGCTGGGCAGTTTCTGAATATATTGGGGCCAACAATCCCACCGTACGGAGTTATCGGAAATCTTGTGTCTATAGTTTCTAATTTTGTACATCCCGAAAATGCGTTGTCCAAGTAACGAGCGAATGGTGCCGCACCAAAATTAAATTTCGTAATATTACTGTTATTATAACAAATATTACAAATGTCTATTCCGCCATTATAGCCTCCAGCATTACCTCTTGCTTCAATATTCCTTGTAAGGTTTGTTCTGCCTTTAAGATACCATCCGCTCAAATCCTCTTGCCATATCACGGACATCTGTTCCTCGGTAATGTCAGTAAGCCCATTCAGCTCATAGTACCCCGTCTGCTCGTTGTACACCGCCCCAGCAGAGATGTACAGGTCACGCAAAGAACTGTCTTTTCTCCAAGGTACTAATACCTTAGTAAAGTCATTTTTTACAACAATAGTGTAAGTTCCGTCACCATAATATACAACTATGCTTCGTCCCAATGTCGTAGCATCAGGTTCACTTAATGAAACAACAATACCTTTATTACCTCCATCTAATTTAGATATAATACTGCCTGGAGTTGGAAATTTCACAGTTCCATTATCAGTAAACGCTTTTCTTATTTCAGCTTCCGTACTTGCCGTAGTTAATTTCTGTATTAAAACTCCATTAAATTGTCTTGAAGCGTTAATTTCTTCAGCCGTAAAAGTAACAGCCGATTTACCATCAACTTTTTTAGTTGTGCTTCCTATTGCCAAATCAAAAGGTTTTGATAATTCTTTTGCAACACCGACATCTATCTGTTCTCCTGTAGCAACATCTAAATATTTACACGTTCCATCTTGCATTACCTCAAAAGCATTCTTCCTATCAGCATCCGATGTACCACAGCCTACTGAAAATAATGTATTACCTGCATCTCCAAATGTATCTGTCGCTTTGTTTGATTTGTTATATTGACCAGAAGCATGCTCTGCTCTGTTTTGGGTAGTATTTTTAATACCTTCAGCATGGGAAGCATAGGCATTATCACCTATTTCATTTCTAATGCCTTCAGCGTGAGAGGCTACGGCGCCAGCTAAATTACCTACTCCTTCTGCATGGTTCGCTCCATTAACAAATGATGCAGTAGCACCTGTATCAAGACCTTCCAAAGTTGCATAGGCTTTAGGTGCGATATTACCTGTTCCCTCGACATGCGATGCGAGCCCTATTGCTGCTGAAAATTTATAAGTATATCCGCTTGTGTCAGTTTTCCCGAATAGAATCTTTTTCCACAAATCTTTTAAATAGTCATTGTCTTTAGCTGTTCGCTTTTTCCAATCGGTAACACTGTTTTTATAGTAACCTTTACCTTCACAATGTGCTCCATTATTAAGAGCTGCACAACCATCCCCTTCTACATGAGAATATGCTCCTCCTACAACTCCGCCTCCGCCTTCAACATGACAGGCACAAGCTTCTTCGAAGAATCCTACATTCTTTCCCATAGAATGAACTACCGCTGAGCCATTGCCCTCAAGATGACAAATTGAAGCATATCCTACAATATTACAATCCTGCCCTTCTACATGGCAATCCAGTGCATATTCTACATCTGGGAAAGTCATATATTGACCTTCTATATGTGACCTGTGTATTTTATCAGGCACAGCGTTACGCATACCCTCCACAATAGTAGTTGTTCCAGCATTTTTATTCATAATTCCGTATGTAGTACTTCCGTAGCCAGATACTTGATTAGGTTGATTGCTGAAATCAAACGTAATAGTTTTTAGATATGCAATAAATTCATCTTTGGTTGTCGGAAACGTGAAAGCAGAGACATCAGCTCCAGTCCCTTTTATTTCATTAATGGCAGCATTAACACCTGCACTTTCTATATGTTTAATAGCCGATGGTTCTGATTCTTCCCATACATCTTTCCAATAAAATTCCCAACCATTAACTTTAAGGTTGCGACCCGCCACAAATGATGCGGATGCATCTCCGTTATCTAATGCGTCAACTCTTTCTATATCGACAACTTCATTGCCTACATTTCCGTATATCTTTAAATTATTATTTTTATCTTTTTCTATTGCAATACTTCCTTTAGGAAGATTAGATGTTGATGGAGTACCCTTATCTACTGTTGAAATAGGACTGTCAAGTTTAATCGTTACTTCTGCCATAGTTATAAATATAAAGGGGATGGAGATTCCATCCCCATTGGTTAAATATTTAAATAGTTTTCACAACGAGTTGCACAGCGGTCGGAATATCGCTTTGGTTTGCTTTAGTTGCAATATCAGCTTTGTTTTTGGCTATACGTGCATACACAGAACCATCAACTTTAGCAGCATCGGTAGTATCTCCAACAGAATTTTTAAGTGCTGTTACTTTACTACTCAAAGCAGTTAAATCTTCATTACTTGCTTTAGTTGCAATTGCATCGGTATTAGCTGTTACCTTAGTGCCAAGACCACTGACTTTTTCTTTAGTAGCATTTATATCTGCTGTATTAGTTGAGATGTCGGTCGCGTTCTTCTTGATTCGTGCATACACAGAACCATTAGCAGAAGCGGCATCGTTATCAGTGCCTATGCTGTCGGCAAGCGGTTTGACCTTCTTGTCAACCTCATTCTTGGTATAGTATCCACCCAAATCAATAGGAGTGCCGAGTTCAGTCCACGCAGAATCATTAACTGTAGATATATCTTCAGTACATACCCATTCCGAACCATCTTCGTTTGAATGCCATACATCACCCTTCTTAGCAGGTGCAATAGCCTTGATTTCATCAGTAGTATCCTTAACCCCTTGCCAATTAAGCAGACCTACAATCTTATCATTAATAGCCTTGCTAACTGCAAACGTTGTTGGAATTGTTCCATTATTAGGATTTCCTAACGAACTTGCAATAGGAAGTTCGTTTACTGGCACCGTCCCTAATACAAGATTGGCTTTCTTTTTCAATGTCTCTTGAATGGCGGCCACCGCAGACGAATTGTCCGCACCGAGCTTCAACCAAGCGTCAGGGCGTCCATAGTTGTCCTTATCTTTAAGAACATAAACTTCTGGGGCATTTGCATTGTCCGCATTCGGCACTACTACAATCAAACCATCATACAGCCAAACATTGCCGTCTGCGTCCTGCCACGTTGCAATTTTCGTCAAGTCGCCTGCGTCCGATACTACCGTTCTCGAATCAAGCGGTGCTTGTTTCAACACCTCAAAGTTAGAGGCATAATTCGCTTGTCCTTTTATTCTTGCCATAATTTATACCTCCTATGCTTTAGTGAATGTGATTTTGAACTTTGTTGCAGCAGACAAACCCTGCGTGTTGCGAGAGTATTTCTTGTACTGCACTGAATTGCCCTGTACGGTCTGGGAGTATACCACCCCTGTGAAATCGGACACTGCCATCGGATTGTATTTGTTTGCGACTGTGTCGAAGTACTCAATCTTGGTCACATTGTATGTCGCAGGCAAAGCGAAAGCGTGTCGGTTTTGAGAATTTTCGCTTACGCAAGAAACCTCGATGTAGTTGATCGTGGTCAATGGTTGCTTTGTCAATTCTGCCGCACTTTTCGTGTTTGCGAAGTAAGGGTATACTGCATTTACAACGATACTCGGTGTAGTCACACTGCCAGCCGCAAGAGGGGTGCTTTTATTGTTGCCTTTTGAATCTTTAGGCTGTGGCCCAGCCGCATAAGACACTGTGCCTACATAAGTATAACTACCAGCTGTTGCAAAGGTCGTCGGGATGTTGCCGTTGTTGCATTTGAGAGAGAATCCTGTTTCCGCTCCAGAGCGGTCGTTCTGCTTCTTACCTGCAATGTTGATAGAACCCTTGTTAAAAGAGTGTGTAAACTTGTCTGTGCCTGGAGCCGATGAGCCTACTTCCTGTGTTCTCGCCACCGAAGAATCAAGGGTCAATGTCGCTGTCGGAGCCACAAACGTTGGTTCTACAACTGGGAACAACAAAGCGTCAAGTACTTCACTTAGGGGTTTGCCTTTTAAATCGCTCGCTTTTGTTCCAGCTTTGATGCCACCCAAGTCGGTGACTGTCGCATTCTCTCCTTCCACAGTATCGTACTGCAAAAGGTCTTGGATTTCCGCCTCTGTCTCTTCGCTTGGATCACCGAGAGCGGCAACAGCGGCAAGACGGTTGTTTACTCTGCCGACTGCGATGCTCCCTTTCGGTAAGTTCTCAATGGTCGGTTTGGTGCCCGATGTGATTACTTTCACCGGGCTGTCCACTTGTAGTTTTTTTTCTGCCATAAAAAAATAAATTTAATGATTATATGGTCTTTGGAACCAATTCAACTTCTGAAAAATCCGCAAGGTCGTTCTGCTCCACGGAATGAACACTCGTAAAGCCAAGCATCTGTATGGTGTGAAGAATGGAGCCGTCTTGATAAATCAGTGTGTATCGGTGTGTGCCTTTTGGAGTGAGATAGTCGGTGACGTTGACAAACTGAGCCATCTCCTTCACATTACCCTTGGTCACCAACAGGTCGTTTACCTTCGGAAGCACAGGTGTTGTCTTGTCTTTCGCTCCTATGGGAACGAAAGCGAGGCTTATCTCCTCTGATGTGGAGTCTGGTGTGAGTGCTGTCACAAGAGCCTTGTCGTATTCAAGAATCTCTTCGCAGTCACAACTTCCTCCGTTCTGCTTCAAATAATTTATCTGTGCGTGCAGACTGCCTTCCTTGTCCGCCTCGTCCTCCGTCGTGCCGACATCCTTCTTTATAGCGGAAACGGCCTTGTTCAACGAGTTCAAATTGTCGTCCACATATTGTTGCAAGTCGTCAAGATGGTGTTGAATGTCGTCAAGATGGTGTTGAATGTCGCCTATCTGACCTCTCTCCGTGGCGTCGCTTACATTGTACACCCCTTTGGAATCCACATACACATACTTGTGATACGATTGGTTGCCCGACAATATTTTTGCGTCCGCCTTTGGTTTGCCGCCATCAACGACAGGAGAGAACACTTTGTCCGCCCCCGCTTCCGTCAATGTGACAAAACCTTCAAGCACGAAGCCGTCGTCATACTTCAACAGCTTGCCGACCGCTTGTGTATTGGAGACAACAGTGTATTCTCCATTAGGCAAGGCGTGCCGCCAATCATTTGCTTCAAAGTCGTAGGTGGAGACATCGAACACTGATATGTTCATATCCGTTACCGCCACTGGTGTCAGCCATTGTTTCTCATATTTGTCCCAGTCATACCGCACCCCGGCAATGAATATGTAGTCTCCGACCATCGCCCCATTTGGGTATCTCTCCCAAGCGGCTGCCAGTGATGCGAAATTTCCTAAATTATGTACGTCTGTTGTCATTTCAATAATTGATTTGCCGTTTCACTTATTACTGCCGCCAAGTCATCCTTCAGTACAGCGCATGCCATCGCTGCCGTGGTGAAGACAATGCCGTCATAACATTTGTGTGGAAGTTCAATTTCCTTCAAGTTGTCTTCTCCCACTTCAATTCTCGGAATCGGAATATATCTTGCCCTCCGCACCGCAACTTTCTCTCCTCCTCGGCAGGAGAAAAACTCCAACGCCATACCGGAAGGGTAAGAAGCAATGGCAACGACAGGCCGCTGCGGACATCCTCTGACACCCGGATAGCGGCTGCGTTGTCTTGCATACAATGGGTTCTCTTCTGTTATCGGTTCGGTGACCGGACGTTCCCAGTCTGTCATCTGAAACGTGACAAGACGCAGATAGTCGGACGGGAGCATAATGAATCCCATACCATAGCCGGGTTGTGATTCCCAATTCACGTCCACAGGCAATTCCTTCCCCTCTCCGATGAGATGCAGCGGAGCGTTGAGCAGCACGGTGCGTGCGGCAAGTTCTATCCTCCCGTCAATGATGTCGTTGAGCGTAAGCGTGGTGGTCTCCTCGTCAAGGAGGCTGTCCGCTGCCTTGTTCCTGTCAAGGACAAGGCGCACATCCTTCTCTATCTGTTTCAAGTCGTACCGCATATCAGATACCTACAAACACTACTCCGTTCTGTTCTGCGTATTTCTTGATGTCTGCCGTCGACTGTATCTTCGTTCTGCTGATGCCGAATGTGTCTACAAGATACTGCTTTGCGTCAGCCGCACTCGTCACCTCTACCTCTTTCTTCTCCACAGGGACTGCGGCAGCCTTCTTTGCCACCACAGATGCCGGGGCATCCTTCAAAACAAACATCTTGTTGAACAAAGGGTGTGCCTCGATAGCCTTCTGCTCTGTCTCGTCAGCGGTGCTGTAGTAAGCATAGCCCGTGGTGTCCGGTTCAAAGGTGATGTGTTTGAAAACGTCCTTTGTCACAGATTTGTTGCTGTCTTGGGTGTCTTGGCAAGTCATTCTCCCCACAGCCACTGAGATGCTGAGAAACGACTTGGACTTATATGTTTTCTGCATATCGTTATGATTTTTAAAAAGGGGTATCGGTTGGACACCCCTTTATCTGTTAATACTATGTTTCAGTTACGCTCCTGCCTTTGCCGCGAGTTTCATTCGTGCGTGTGCCTTGGCATAACGCAGATACAGACAAGCGACTTCCTGGATTACCACTGCATCCGTGTTGCGGATGCCTGCTTTCTTCAAGTCAAGCACGTTGCGCTGCCAAGAGATGTGGGTCTTCTTCGTGAGATACTCGGGATCGAGAGCAAAGCCGCAGTCGCTCATTCCGTTCATATCGAACAGCTCGTGATGGATGACGAGAAGTTCTCCGAAGTCGGTAGACCAAGACTTGAATTTAAGGTTCCAAGATTCTACGTTCTCTTTCAAGCGGAATTTCTCCGACTTGATTTTAGAGAATGCCTCAAGCATATCGGAGCCACAGAGGATGACCTTGCGTTTGTTGCCGATGCCCGTGCCCACAAACAAGTCCTTTGAAATCTCGACAAGGTTGTCATCGCTGATTTCCACACATTTGCGTGTCTCATTGTATGCTCCGACCTCGATGTCCTTACCTGCCATATACCAAATACCGCCTGTGAACCAAGTGTCCATATTGTCCTTTGTGATGTGCTTGATACGTGCTTTCGCTCCGAAGAGATATGTGTTCTCCTGTGCAAGGCGCATATCATAGATGCCGTCCTCCTCGATGTCGGAGAAGTTCCAATCAACCTCTTTTGACGCAATCTTGTCAAATGTCGACTGCTCCACTTGAATCATAAAGTTCTGACAATACTGTTCCTCGCTTGTAGGAAGGTTGTTGAAACGTCCTGTCTGAACGTCAAGCTCCGCACAAGCCTTGCCCATACGGATGAGTGTCACTTCGTCCTTGTTGAGCGCAGGAATGAGAATCGGTTCTTTCTTGTCGTTCAAGTCACCGTTGACCGCATACACTACTGGATAACCGTTGTTCTGGTCTCTGCCGCACACACACAGAATCAAGTCGGGACGCATTGGGTCATCTTTCTCCAACGGGTCTTCATCGTTGTATTTAGTTCCGTCCGGGCGAGAAACCGCCTTCGCTCCGACTACTCGGATTGTGTCGTCGAGTGTGAACATTGTCGGGTCTGACACCTTGATTGTCATAGATGTGGCGCCATTCTCCATCTTGATTACATTCTCCGACAACGTTGTCTTGATGGGTCGTGTGCCGAGAGAATAGTACTTGACAATCATTGAGTCGGTCTTCAAGAACTTGCCGTATCGGCTGATTTGGTCGATAGGCGTAGCCATCGGACGGATTTTGACGATCTTTGAATCGATGTCCTTGGTGTACATCTCCGGATCACCGTCCTCACGTCCTTGCGTCTCGGTCGCGATGCCGTCTTTGCTGTCGGGGTTGCCCGAGTTGGTCTTTCCTGCGTCAGGCAGGTCTGCCGCTGCCGCCATTACGACGGCGCCCGTTGCGCCGAACACCATTGCCAAAATACACAAAAGCATTCGCCACAAGTTCTTTTTCAAAAATTCCTTCTTCATTGTTTTCTAATTTTGTTAATATTGATTTGTCTTGTTTCTTTTAAAACCGCCTCTCTCCCAAATGGAAGAGGCTTCACTTGCGGAGTCAAGGGCTCCAAGACTGCGCTTCGGTGTGGTCTGCGCTGAACCTGCGCGTCCGCTTGGTGCGGCTGGGATTCCGTCACCCTTGCTGCGCTTTCTCAGCTTCTCCTCGATATTGGCGTTGCGCCCTCTTACTTCCGCTTCCTGCGCCGCCGTCTCTACATCCTCATCGTGTGACAATCCCTTAAAGGCGAAGTCGAGTGCTTCTTTGGAGAACTTGCCTACAATGGCATCATAGGCGATTTGGCAGATTTTCTTCATCCCTTCATCAACCTGCTCGTCGGTATAGCCTTTCTCATTCTTCAGTTGTTCAATGTCTTCCACCGACTTCTGAATGTTCTTGTTATACTGCTCTTCAAGGTCTCTGCTCTGCGCTATGCGGTCAAGATACTCCTGCCCTGCTTTGGAGATTTCCTCCATCTTCTCGGGGTCTTCATAGGCATCGGCAATCTCCGGGCCGAACAACGACACGAACTTTGTGATGACATCGCCTTTTGCGGCTGCCGTCTGAAACAACGTTGCCGTGCGTGGGTCTGCCGAAAACATCTCCATTATTTTGCTTTCGTCATCCTTCAGCCGCTTCAACTCGTTGTCGTAATTGTCGTAATCATCGTTGATAGCTCCGTAAATCTCCTCATCGTCAACGAATTGCTTGTCGGGGTATTTCCCCTTCAAACGTTCGAGAAAGGAGTCTCGCTTGCTTTTAACCTGTTCATTCTTAGGGTCTTCCATATTGATTTGCTTTGTTTATATTCTTACTTACCCAAAGTTACTCCTATCGTGTTGGCTATCAGTCTTTTTTATTAACTGAGTAATTTTTAATTTTGATAGGGTATGAGACAGAAAGGTAGCATTGCTTGTTTCAAGGACGACAGGGACAGAGACCTTATGCGTGCGTTCCGTGAACAGTTGTCGCTTCAGAAAGGGGAGTTCAACCTTTCTGACATTCTTACTGCAACCATAAATTCTCCGACATCGCATTTCTGGGTGTCCATAGAACGTGCGGTCGTGATGATCCACAAGATACGCAAAGGCTATGACTTGGCGCAGATGGGCGGCACTCGCAGAGAGATGTTCGAGGAGATAGAGAAGCGTGTGGCTGAGATTGAGCGGACTCACGAAGGTATCAAACTTGAGGATGCCGTTATACGTGTGATAGAGGGCGGTGCGCCTAAGTTCTATCTCACTATAAAGAGTGCAAAGGTCATCCTCCATAAAATCAAGAAGAGATGGAGAAACGGACAGCTCGCAATATAGTGCTTGCGGTGTCAGCCGCTGTTATTTGTCTTCTACTCGTGAACGATGTGGAGGCTTTCGCCATATTCGACGGATGCGCTTTCCGCAACAGATTCCTTTATCATTTCTTCCACGTCTCTGCTATCCACTGTCTTATGAACGTGTGGTGTCTGCTTGCCGTGGCGTTCACTTTCAACATTGCGGTGTCCGACATTGTTGTGGCGTTTGTCTGTGCTTCGTTCACTCCTATAATGTGGGACGTGCCTACTGTCGGATTGTCCGGAATATGCTTCGTTCTGCTCGGTCGCTTCAGTTATCTGGTGGAGCACAAGGTTTACTACCATTCATATATGGCAGCGTTCATTCTCCTCGGTATGCTCATACCGAGTGTGAACGGCATAATCCATCTATATTGTTACATCGCAGGTCTGTTGTACGGACTGCTTATCAATCCGATTAAATGGAAGAAGAAATTGAACGATTGCTGAAGGAGAATGACAAGAGGAATGCCGTCCTTTTCGCTCCGTTCAATCCTTTGACCGGAGAAGGTGCTATATTGGAACGTGAATGGATTGAGATTCCCGACTTTGACATACCGAGGCAGTACGTGCCGAAAGCGATGCTTGAGGAGCCTTTCGTGAAAGCGGTGCTTAGGTGCGGTTCTTTGGCGGAGTTCCTCGGAGCGTCGGGCAGACCGGAAATAGGAAAGGAAGCCTTGTCGGAAACGCTTATACGCATACGGTGCAAGCACGACTTCTGCTTTTGGGCGTTCGTGTTCGCAAGGATCAAGAACAAGGAGGGTGGCGATGACATCCCTTTTTCGCTGAATCTTCCGCAACGTATGCTTGTGTCGGTGTTCGAGGAGATGCGCCTTGCCGGTGCGCCCATCCGTGTGATAGTGCTGAAGGCTCGCCAATGGGGTGGCTCTACGGTGACGCAGATTTATATGTCGTGGATACAACTTGTCCACAAGACGGGATGGAACAGCCTTATAGTCGGTCACACGAAGGATGCTTCGGTGGAAGTGAAAGGTATGTTCGACAAACTGATTCAGGCATATCCATTGGAGATGATGTACGATGTCGGTGCGTCTTTCAAGGACAACGAGCCTAAGTTTATGACAGAAGCCGCATCGGGGAACATCTTCAAGATTCCGCAACGCAACTGCAAGGTGAAGATAGGCACTGCCGTGGAGCCTAACTCCGCGCGTGGCGGCGACTCCGCGCTTGTACATTGCACCGAAGTTGCGTTTTGGAAGAAGACCGAAGGCAAGACACCGCAGGAGATTGTGCGTACCGCTTGCTCCGGTGCTGGTCTTATGCCTATGACAATGATTGTCTATGAGTCCACAGCCAACGGAACGGGTAATTTCTTCGAGTCTGAATACCGGGCGGCTAAGGAGAACAAGTCTACATTCAAATCCTTGTTCGTGCCGTGGTTCAAGATTGAGAGATACACGCTGCCGATAAAAGACAGGGAGGAATTTGCAAGGAATCTCTACAAGAACAGACTTAACGAGTATATCTCGGACAGACGGCACGACAGCGGAAAGTATCTGTGGTGGCTATGGCAGCAGGGAGCCACGCTTGAGGGAATCCATTGGTATTGCCTGAAACGTGCCGAGTATGATGAACACGGTGATATGGCTGCCGAATATCCGTCTGATGACGTGGAGGCTTTCCAACACTCAGGATGCTCGGTGTTCGACAAATACAAGGTGGAATTGCTCAAACCGTCCTGTCGTCCGCCTCAGCTTGTCGGGGACGTGTATGGTGACGGTGACAGCGGCAAGGAGGCTTTGCAGCACGTGAAATTCGAGGCGGACTCGCAAGGAAAGTTCTGTGTGTGGGAATTGCCGGAAGTGTTCCCTGACAAGCGCATCGCAAACCGATACCTTACTGTGGTGGACGTTGGAGGTCGTTCCAACAAAGCCGACTTCTCCGTTGTCGTGGTGTTCGACAGGTATTGGATGATGGAGACGGACGGAAAACCTTGCGTGGTGGCGCAATGGTACGGACATATAGACCACGACCTTCTTGCTTGGAAAGCGGCTCAGATAGCCAAACTATACAACGACAGCCTGCTTGTCATAGAGTCCAACACCCTTGAGACTAAAGACAGGGACAGAATGGTTGATGGCGACCAGTCGGTGTTCATCCTCAACCAAATCAAGAATGTCTACAACAATTTGTATGCGCGCAAGCCGAGCGAGATTGACATCCGTGAGGGGAGAAGCGTGAAGTATGGATTCCATACCAACGTGCAGACGAAGCCAATGATTATATCCACGCTTGTGAAAGTCGTCAGGGAGGCTCTGTATGTAGAGCGTGACGAGCGGTGCCTTGATGAGTATCTATGCTACGAACAGAAGCAGAACGGATCGTTCGGTGCGGAAATCGGAAAACACGATGACTTGCTGATGACTCGTGCCATTGGGTTGCATATATGCTTCTTCGAGATGGAACGTCCAAGCGTTGTAGCACACAACGATAGACTGATAACAAAGACCAATATTAACTCTTTAGCAAAATTCTGATATGAATATCTTCAAGAAAATCAAGGCTGAGATTGTGTATTCTCTTGCCGTAAGAAAAGCGGACAACGCACACAATGAGAATGGTGACCGCTATTATGTGATGCCGTCTGAGGATGGCAGACTTGTCGTTGTTGACAGACGCAACTTCCGTGTCCTCAAACGTAAGAGCTATATACCTAAAGATGCGTCTGTTGCCGATATGCAAAGGGAGTGTTTCTATTGCACCCCATACAGGAACGGAAAGGGCGAGATGCCTGCCGACATCATCGCCCTTAAACATTCCGCATTCCTCGATTGGTTCACCAAGCGTTAGGCTCTCTGCATTATAGTCTGCATCTGCTGTACAGCGGCTTGGTTCGCCTGCCGCTGTACTTGTTGCTGCACGTCTGCCGACAACGGCTGTGGTTGCTGCCCTTGCGCTATCGCCTGTCCTTGTGTCTTGATTTGCTGCAACAGACTGTCGGCAAATGGGAAATTGCCAGCCTCCAACAACTGCTCCAATGTAATCTGACCGGACTGCCATATCTGCATAAGGAAGTCGTTCGCCATCTGACGCACGACAGGTGTCTGCGTGCTTTCGACAATGGAAAGGTCAAACTCTATGTTGTTTATCTTCTCAGGGTCGTAGACCACCGCTCCGCCACTGCGCCCAGCGATGTTCACAACTCTCTTGGTGTCGTAAAACTGCTGCATGTTCTTCACGTCCTTGTATGCCGACTGCACCACGAACGATGAGAATGTCTCAAGCAAGTCCACAAGCGATGTGGTGGCGTTCTGTGTCTGTTGCGCATACAACGTTCCCGACATCCCCGAATAGCCCGGCTTGCCCTGCAACGCGCCGTTGACACCGCTGATGTCCTCGAAGAATTTCAACTGCAACGACAATAGTTCTTGGATGCCTACGTTGGTGTTGTTGCTGCTCAATTGTCTCGGTGCGGAGCCGCTCTTGCCGTTGTACACCATAAAGCCGTCAGCTCTCGCCCACGTCTCCTGCAACTCTCGCCAAGTGACGCCGTCCGGCTTTGCTTCCTCGGGGAAGAGGACAACTCCTTTGGCACTGCTGCGTATGACAAGGTCGTTCAGCGTTATCAGTCGGTTGACGTATTTCTGCTGGTCTATGACATCGCTGACAAACGAGTGAATCTCTCCGTCAATCAAAGGATATGCCTTGTATACATACGGATGGGAATGATGTTTGTATGGGGTCTCGCCTTCCTGCAATATATGACCGAAAGGGGTGAGGAATCTGTAATACCAATAGTCATCCATAAACCATTCAGCCTCAATGGTAGGGATGTCGTCCTCCTCGATGCCCTGCGCCATACCCTGTTCCTTTCTGCGTTGGTTCTCGTCCAAGACAAACTCTTTATAGTCTTCCTCGTCTATCTTGTAGTAGTCTCCCGTCATATAGTCATGGCACCGGAAGCGGGGTTTCATCTCCTTGTTCCAAACCTCTATGACACGACATAGGTTAGGGTCTTTGGGAATGAAGAAGTCAAGGTCTCCTTCCCTCTTCGATCCGAAAGTATATGACGTGTCTATGGAATAGTACTTGGCATTGTGCGCCTGTGCGTAGATTCCTCGCAATGCGGCATAGTCTTCCGGTGAATGTGCGAACTCTCGGCACACATCTTCGAACGAATAGTCATGTATCTCGCCTATTACCTGCGTATCCCAACTGCGGAAGTCGGTGACTCTGTTGTCAACGAAGAAATTGTCCGGGTTGACATAGTCTGTCCAGCAGTCGCACTTGCCGTTGCGCCACCCGAACGTTTTCTTATGCACTACAAGACCGCCTATGAGGAAATCCTCATACGACCTTGCATTTATCTCCTGCATATCGTTCAACTGCCAATTGTACTGGAGTATGGTCGACATCGTTTCTCCAAGCGTCTGCTCGTCTCGGTCTCGCGCCACGCACATTGGCTCCTTGGTCTGAGTGCGGTACACTCCAAGCACGTTGCGCACAAGCCTGCGGATAAGATTGGACTTCAGCGGTGTGCCGCCTTGTTTTATGATATACTCCTCCTCGGTCATCGCCTTGCCGTCCACTACCACCTTGTCGCCCCATTGGTTGCCGTAATTGTAATCTTTGTTGCGCTTCCGGTCTTTGCGGAACTTGCTCATAGCATCCCAATAGTTCTTCGCAAGGAAAAGGATGTCTGTCGCTTTGCGGTCATCGTTGAACTTGTTGTCAAACTTGACCGTGTCCATCTCGGCTCGCTCTCTTTGAGTAAGCCGAGACAACGGTATCATTCTATTCTTGTTAACCTTTATCATATCCTCAAAGTTATAGGACACAATCAGTTAAGCGTAGTTATTTTTTAATTTCTCTCATCTCGTCGATCAATTGTCTCTGTAGTTCCGCAATCTCTTTTTGCAACTCTTTTTCTTCTGCCTTGTCATAATCAGGAGACATCCTTAGTTCCTTGAGTTCATCGTTCAAGCCTTTAAGTTCCTTCTCATAATCCTTGAATAATTCCAACCTTTCATAATCTTTGCTGTCCTCCAATTGAAGCAGAGCCTTTTCGTATTTTTCGTTCCCGGCATCAGCTTCTTTTTCAAAGCCTTTCAGCTGTTGTTTGACGACATCCATTTCATCTTTCAACTTAAAGTATTGTTCGTTCAAAGACTTGTACTCCGTCCTCTCGTCTGCGTTCTTCACGAATCTGTTGGCAAAAGGTGTGTTCCGCCAATCAAATTCACGGTCGCCCATAATCGTCTCTGTTGTTTTGACAAGTTTGTCTGGGAAACTGAACGCTCCTCCGAGCATACCCTTGAGGACATATTCCATTTTCGCAGGATTTATGTCTATAAAGCCTTTTTTGTACTTGTTGCCTCCTGTGGCATCGTTCAACGCTCTCGCTATCTCAACAAGATACCCATTGGCGGTCTTATACACTTTCGTGTACTCTGGCATATTCTTGTTGAAATCATTGTCCTTATAAATCGGCAGACCTGTCCATGCGGTGTTGGTTTCTGCCTCTACTATCGGCTTTACGGCACTCGGAATCAATGCGTGCAGTCCTCCGCCTCCTTCTGCAAAGTCAATAGGGAACAACTGCGATACTTGTGAAACCGCTTCTTTGGCGATGTCTTTTGTCGTTCCGTCCTCTTTTCCGGCAAGTGTGCTGCTCGCCAATTCTCCAAGTCCATAGAATGACCGATACTCAACGGGAAGGGGAATCGTGACAAACAAATCTCCAATCTTATAGCAGACGTTGCTTCTGCGGATATACTTGGGAAGATTGAAGTAATTGTTTTCATCGTCATCGTCTCTATTCCCTAAATACGACATCAATGCTCCAAAACCAAACAGCAAAGCCGCCAATGTCAACGCTCTCCCAGGATGTCTCCCTATCTGTCTTGAGAAGTTAGTGAGTCCTTGAAGACCTGCGTTCCAAAAGATATACAAGCCTCTTCCGGCTCCCGACACAAAAGCGGCGGCGTTTCCTGCTTTGGTCTGTCCTTCCGCTCCCATAAATTTAGAGCCGCTTCCCTTTCTGTTGAAGTTGACAGAAATCTCTTTTGCGTCATATACTGACCTTCCTACACTGCGTCCGCTCTTTCGTGACGTGACATATGCCGCAAACCTCGCACTGTTCTCTACAGCCCTGTTGGCGAAATCAACGGCATCGCTCAAACCGCCCCAAATTTGTGCCGCGGATATTCTCCCATCCCGCTTGATTGCTTTCGCTATCTCCGACTTCCTCTTCTCTATCTGCTTTAGGTTGACGAAGCCAGTTTCTCCGCCATTCTGCATAAACTCCAAAAACAGTCTATGCGTTTCATTGGATGTGTCAAGGCTGCCTTTGTTGTAACGTGCATATAGGTTCGCCATTTCCGCTGGATTGTATTTGGCGAAATTGAGATTAAAGGAACCACCATACTTAGCTCCTTCCTTGACGTACACCATTGTATTTGAGTACAAGGCATCTCGCACATAGTTTGAGCCAATGAAGTCGGGGTTCAACGTGGTGTATAAGGAGGACAATTGTCTGTTCAACGCCTCGGCTCCCTCGAAGACTTTACCGACTGCGCCCGTAAGGTCTGTGTCCGGATTCGTCAAGCCATTCGCTGCCTGTGCCGCTCTTGGACTGCCGTTGACGGTGATGATGTAAGACTTGCCATTTTGCTTCACAAGCACTTGGTGTTCGTTCAACTGCCCTTTCTCTACCACCTTATATGGGATGTCAGGTGCTTCGTTGCTTCTTTGCACCAAGTTCGGGTGTTTCTCTGCCATCTGTTTCATTTTATCCTCGAATGCCTCCATCTTTTTCGCCACCACGGATGCGCTGTCATTGGCACCGATATTGTCGGGGAACACCGGCTTCCACTCATCTGCAACCGAGTCATATTGCAACCAAACATCGCTGACACTCGCAAGGTCGCTCGGATGGTTGCGCACAAAGTTCAACATCTTTTGTTTCACCAATACGTTGCGGTTGCCCTGCATTATCGCACTTTCCGCCATCGCCTGCATATATGCTATAGGATTGTCAGCCTTGGAGCTGCGCCCTTTGGCTGTCTTTATCGGTGCGTTGAATGCGCTGTCGCCGTGCGTCAGATAAGCGTAGGCATCCGCGCTTGTCGTTTGGTCGAATCCCCTCATAGGGATATAATTCGTATACATACTGCTGATGTCGTTGTATGCCTCCTTCGTGAGCATACCGCTCTCATACAACTTCCTAAGTGTGTTGCCGTTCACCTCGTTTACTCGACTCCACAATTCATTTATGTCTGACCGGTCATGGCTCGGATTACTTTCAAAAGCCTTGCGGATGTCATCGGCGGCATCCCTTGCGGCATTGAGCAAATCCACCTTCAACCGCTTCTTCTGACCTCCGAGTTTACGGAGCAACAATTGGTCGTCTGTAGCCTTCATCTGCTCGTCTATGGCGTCTATCTGCGATTGTATCGACTTCACCCTGCCGTCTTCTGCCGTCAATGCCGTAAGTCCTGCATAGTCTTTGCCTTCAAGGCTTGCAACGAAATCCCCAATCGTTTTAGTGCCCTTGGGATTTGCCTTTTGGTACTTGTCAAACTCTTTCTGTGCCTCTCTCTGCCGCATCACGGCATCACGCTCAAGTCCGTGCTTGGCGAACATATAGTCGTACAATTCGCCGCTCTCCTTGCCGTTGCCGCTCAGTTTGGCCACTGCCGACATCAACGGCTTGAATTGCGTCTTGGCAACTTGGTGCATCTCCTCCTTGTTCACCGACGACAGGCGGTTCTCTCCGAGTATCGGATTCTCAAAGTCGGGGATGTCCTCTATGTACCGCTTGTTGCCCGATGCGTGGTCTATTGCATACATAAACTCCTGCAGTCCGAGCATACTGTTCTGCAACGCCTCCTTCGTTTGGAAGCCTTTGCTCTTGACCTTCTTCTCATATTCGTCCCGTGCGCTTACTCTTTCTCTCACGCTTCTATCCACGTCCTCCGACACACGTGACGCATAGTCGAAAATGCTCTCGCCCGGCTTTCTGCTGAAGCGTGGCTTATCCTCGTTTTTGGGATTCTCTCTGACGGAGCGGTCGGTTGAATCTGAACCTTTTTTGCCGTCATCAATAATTTCTTCGCCAAAAAGTTTTGGATTCTCAAAATCTTTCACTTTCTTTGCCACATCATCCAAGTTGAGATAGTTAACCTCAGCGAGATTCGTTCGCTGTTTATCTATCAATGCTTGGATTTTTTCTTTGTCTGCATATAAGAGTTTTCCCTGCGAAATCCAATTCAGCCACTCGTGACTATCTTTGTTGAAAAGCCCTCGAATATCGTTTACGACAATCCCCCTTCTGTTCTGGTTGAAATGAATGCCTACGACAAACTTCTTGCCGTCTCGTTCTATTTCAACTATTAGATTTTGAGACTTGTCTTTATTCCCGTATTCAAAAACTGCAATTGGGGCCTGGATGGCTTGTGGTAAATTGGCGATGTCTTTTACATCGAACCTATGCCCTCTGTCAGCGGCTTTTTTAGAAAGTTGTTTGGCACTTAACTCTATCGGCAGATTCGGCACTCCCGTAGAAAGCAATATCTCTGACGGCATACCTAATTTGTAGACGTGCCCTTCTTCAAGTTCCCCTTTTACTTGCAGTTCAAGTTCCTCATTGAATCTATCATTTGCTTTCTTAACAGCCATCGCCCTCGTACCGCCTTCAAGACCTTGGATGTCACGCCAATCATCACCCGGAATGTCGCGTCTTCTCTCCTTGTCCTCAAATTCAGACAGATATGCTTTTCCGTATGTAAAACCTTTATTGTCTTTTTCCTTGGCATTGTCAATATACCAGTAACAACTTGCTATGTTGTTGCTGTCACCACTGCCTCGCCTGTCAATTGCCGCAGATATGCCACTGCCGACAGGCTTTGACAATCCCTTCTCCCAACCGAATTTCAGACTTCCCTGCGCTCCTATAGGCAGCATTCCGTCCTCCGTTATCTCGGAATAATGATTTCTGCCGACATTTGTCCGTTCACCATCCTTTACCTTAAACTCTCCGCTCCAATGGTCGCTGCCTCTGACAACATACTTGCCGCCCTTGTCTTCTCCGTACCAATACTCGGAGCCTGAATATGATGTATAGTCCGGTTTTCCTTTCGGTCTTTCCGTGCCTTCAAACACCGCTTTGGTGTCTTTATAAAAATTGTCGAATGTGAAAGTCCTCGATGTCGGCTTCACTCCGTTTATCAAGTCCCTCATTGCCATATCAGCCAACTCCTCGGCACTGCGGTAGCGGTTGATGCCGAACATCCTCGCCACTCCTTCCCAGAACCGCGCTATGGCTTCCTTCACTCGCTCCAACGTCTCGATAGCCTTCGCCTTGGTGAACACTCCGCCCTCGCCATCGGCAACCCTGCGTGCCTCCTCGCGCAAGCGTTCCGCTCCTCTGCGTCCGCTGAACGTCGACAACACCTCGTCCGCTATCTCGTCATCGGTCTTCAGCTCCGGATACAGCTCCTTCACTTCCTCCCAAAGAACGCTGTTCTTCAGTTCCTTCACCGTGTGGCTCCATTGCTCGGAATCCTTGCGTCTCAGCATATCGCCCCACAGATGCGTGTATTCGTGTACCGCAGTCTCCGCTGTAGCCACCTTTGGGTCAAGGTATATGCGTTCGTCCTTCACCAAGCCGTACACCTCTCCGTCCGCAGTACGCAGAAAGCGTGTATGGTCGGTTATCTTCGCATCATTCTCGTTGAAGATAACGTAGTTCTTTGCGCCATCCTCACGGCCACCTCGCATATTGTCAGCAGGATATTTGATGCCAATACAGCCTAACTCAGTCAATGCTTGTGACGCTTTCTTGTCGCTGCCAAGAGCCTCACGCAATTCCGCATACAAATCAGCTCCAGTCGCATTGGGGTTCAAAACAACGGTGCTTTCGCCTTTCTCATATCTGGCAGGGTTATCCTGTACCTTCTCAAAGCCTTCACTCTCCAAAAACGAACCTACATCTTTCAGTAAAGATTCAGCAGGGTGGCCATTCCAATCCAGATAGTTGCTGCCGTTGTCATCGGGGATTTCTACGGTGTAAAGGTGGCGTGGAAACTCCTTCGGCAGTTCATCAATCTCCGCTTGCTTATCCTTTAATGCCTTTTCCAACTCTGCGATTTTCTCCTTGCGATACTGGATTGACTCTTCTGTGCTCTTAACTGAACTTTGAGCACGTTTCATTTCATCTGTATAGATGTCATTAAACAGATGGTTTCGGTATTCAGGAGAAGCCTCACCATATTTTTCCTTTAATTTCTCAGCTTCATCTTTGAACAATTCATAGTCAAGTTCAGCCTCAGCTCTCCATTCGTTAGCACGTTTTAGCTGTTCTTCGTCATACTTCAAATCATCCCGGTGTCTGTTAAGTTGGTCAGATATAGCATCTACATCGTGTTGCAATGCACGTAAAGCATCATTGTGCTTCGTTGTATTCTGAATAGCATACGTCCTGCCGATACCTTCCACCTCGGTCACATAAGTACCCCAGCCGTAAGCCTGCGCGCCTTCGCCCTCGCCCATATGCGAGTGGTCGAAAGCATCGAAGTCCGCTCCGCTGCCGTGGTACACACGATGCTCACGGACTGAACCGGCACCCATCATCCTTGTCCGCTCGTTCTCGGTGTCTATGACTCTCTGCATCTCTTCCGAATCAGTCACCACGTCAAGTCCACCCTTGCGCATACGCTCCACAAGGTTGTCCCTCAGTTCCCGCTCCTCCGCTGTCAACTCCGTCTTCTCGCTTCGGCTCTCCCTTTCGCTGCGGTCTACATCTTCAGGCTTGACTTGCTCTGGTGCAACGCCCTCCTTCAGCGCACTCTCAAACTCTGCGAGAAGTTTGTCGGCGGCCTTCATCCTGCGCACACCCTCCCTGTCTCCTCTGTTCTTGAAATACTCGACCATCCTCGCCACTGCGTCACGCAGACGGGCAAGAATGCCTTTCTCTCCTCTCAGCGACTCGGCAAGACGCTTCAACGCAACCTTGTTGTTCAACGCCTCTCCGACAATGTCGCACGTCACCTCCTCGGAAAGTTTCCCCTCGGCATAAGCATTCAATTTGCGCTTCTTCTCGATGCGTTCATTCCATTCCTTCTCGCCGACGACCTCCATAGCCGCCTTCTGCAAAGCCTTGAACTTGCCACCGTCCATCCGCTTCACTCCGTGCGCCACCTCGTGTCCCAGCACCTGCACCAACGGATTCTCGGCATCCTTTGCGATACGGATCACTTTCTTGTCCGCGTCTATCGTTCCGTTCTCCTCCATCGTGTCCACCCATTCCACACGATAGCCCAACGCACCTGCAACCTCCTCGGCATCCTTGCGCTCCGCCTCAGTCAGCGGCTGTTCTTTTGGCTTCTCCGCTTCGGTAGGTCTGACACCTTCCTTCTTGGCGTTTTCAACGGCTTTTTTGAAATCATCAAACGACATTTTCTTATCAGCGGCTTCAATGTGTGCCTTCCACGCATCAATCTGCTCTTTGGGCAAACCTGCGCTTTCCATCCTATCGGCAATATCCAATGCGCCCTCCAATGTATTCACTGTAGGCATTAATACAATCTCATCCTTGCCGTTGGTGGCATACAGCATAGGATGTCTGTATACAACCTTGTCCATTCCTTTGGATGCAACCGCTTCAAGAAACTTCTTCAGATTGACCGCATTAAAGAACAATCCGTCAATTGCGACAGGTATTGCCTCTCCTTTCAACTTCTTGCTTGCAGCGATGGCGAAGTCAAGCACCTCCTTTGACGGCAACGACTCAACCTCTTTGTCGGGGATATGAACCAATCTATGTATCGCCTTTTCCGTGTCCGGATATTTTCCATCAATCAGATTGCCGTCCTTGTCTCTTGTCGTGCCTTCCCACTCTTTGGGATAGTCCGCCTTCTCCTTGAAGAGAATGTATCCATCAGAAGCATACACATAGCCGTTGGCATAATGCACTCCTCTCAGCGCAGAATTGCTGTTTTTTTCTGAAACCGTATATTTGAACAGGTTGACCTTCTTTTTCTTGCCCACGGCTCTTGTCGCTTGACCGAGAACTGAGTCGTCCTCAGCCTCCGCCTTGCGTTTCTTCTCCTCCTTGTCGGCAATCTCCTTAGCCTTGTCAAAAACGCTCTGCTTCTTTTGCTTCTTCTCTGCCTTTTTACTACCTTTGTCAGCGGAAGTTGTAGGAACGTTCATGCGGGAAGTCGATTGTGTGCCGCTATGCTCATCGGCTTGCGATGTTTCAGCAGTTTCGGCAGACTGCTTAACCGTAGTATGGCGGTTATACACTTCCTTTTTATCTTTTCCGTAAGATTTCTTGAAAACTCCAGCTGTATTTACATTCCAATAAGAACCATCTTTCGACAGTTCAATCATTAGTGTGTTATTGTGTTTGTCAGTCAGCAAAAGCCTGTATGTCTTATTTCCGTTTCTGTCAGAACCTTCTTTTATGACATCATAATTCTTTGCGACTTGTTCAATGAACTCCTCCACCGAGGAGAATCCTGCCTTTCTGATTTGGTCTCCGTGGCGTGCCTCTATGTGGCGCAGTCCATAGCCGTTTCCCTTCTCGTCAGCCACACCCTCGCTCAGTTTTATCGGAGCGGCAGTAAGACCAGTGTCCTCCGTTATCTCTCCGAATGTTGTCGTTCCGTCCGACGAGACAACGAAAGGTTGTCCGTTCTCGTCACGCTCCTTTCTTTCCTCCTCTTTGGTTTTGCGCTCCTCCTCTGCCTTTCTTTCAGCTTCAACACGAGCTTCTTCCTCCGCCTTTTCTGCTGCAATCCTCTCCGCCTCTTTCTTCTCTGCCTCAATGCGAGCCTTCTCCTCTTTCTCAGCACGTTCACGCTCCTCAGCGGCTTTCCTTTCCGCTTCCGCCTTCTCGGTCGCTATGCGCTCCGCTTCCGCTTTGGCGGCTTCCTCTCTGCGCGTCTTCTCGCCTACGATGGCTTTCCAAGCGTCAACCACTCTCTGTGCCTCCGCCGCTGCCGCCTCGTTTTCCTTGATTGACCGCAACAATTCTTCCGGCGTCTCTCCTTTCTCCTTCAGTGCCTTTGCCGCCTTCAGTTTTCTCTCGGCATTGGCGAGCGATGCTTCCGCCACCTTATGTGCGGTTTCCTCGTTGCCCGACATCTCCACGAGACCGTCCCAAGCGGTTTCGGTGTCAACATCGTGGAATTGAGCGTTGCCTTTTTCATCTCTCGGAATACGCTCAAGCGCAGTCGTGGTGTGTTCTTCTGTCGGTTGCGCTCCTCTCTCCAATGCCTTATCCGAGGAATCCTCGGTGGCAAGCCTTGTTTCTTCCGCCTTTGGCGATGGCTCCTCTCTGTATTCCATCGCAGCCAACTCCTCCGGGGTGACATACAGAGTGCGCATAGACTCACCATCATCCACATTGACGACGAACCTGCCGTCTGCGTCCTTTGGTGACACTATCTCTGCGTGCATCTTCTGCCCGTCTACAACGACATCAAACACGTCTCCTTGCGCATACTCTCTGCGCTCCTCCTCTTTAGGGGAAGCCTCCTCCGGCAATGGCTGTCCGCCTTCCGTGGCTGTCTCCGGTGCGCTCTCGGTGCTTTGCTCTGCCTCTCGTTTGCTTGCCTCGGCATCTCTCCTCGCTTTGTAATCCGCATACTGCCCGTTGTTGACGATCCTCTGCAATACGTCTTTTGGCACCAGGAACTGAGTGCCGTCAGGGAGTGTCGCTATGGCTGACTTGCCGTCCTCGTGCATCGCCTCTATGGTGGCGATACGTCCGTCACCCAATTGTATCTGCATACCGACAGGGTTGGCTACGTTGCCCTCCAACCAATCCTTACCACTTTGGATGGTGTCCTGCATACGTGCGTTTATCTCCGCCTCGGTCTGCTCTGCCGTCTTGACCTCGCCAAGCGACTCTATGCCGTCAACCGCAGTCGGTGACACCATCTTTTTCTCTCCAGTAGCCGGGTCGTATATGATGACGCTCTTACTGCTTGCGTCTGCGTCAATGCCGCTCCCGTCTTCCTTCATCACAATGTCGCCGTCTACTATGTACACTTGCTTGCCATTGCCGTCCTTGTCTTTATCTTTAAGCGTGGCAAGGTGTGTGGAGCCGTCCTTATGTGTCATCTGCTTTAGCTCGTCTCTCTCCAATGCCGCTTGATATTTGGCACTCTCCGTGATTTGCGACTCCACCCCTCTAAGTGTCTCGGCATTATCCTCGCTTGGCTCATACATCTGCGCCACGTAGGCGTCACGCATCCCTTGCGTGTCTGCCTCGTAGCCCCGTCTGTATGCGTCAGTCGTCTCGTCTTGTCTAATGGCATTTTTGCGCGCTGCGACCGCCTGCGCCAATTCGTTGTTGTAAGCCGATATGGCTGTTTTCTCCGCATCGGTGCGGCTGTCCGCTGCCTTGCGCAATGCCTTGTCTACATCAACACCATACTCGTCAAGAATGACACCCTTGATGTGTCTCATTGTGGCGTTTTCGCCTTGCGGTGCATCCTCGTTGGCGGCATCCTCTATCTCTTTTATCCACCGCTTTTCCGCGGCAGTCATCTGCTTCGGGTCTTTGCGTGTCAGCCATAGCAGTGTCTCCAGTGATACTCCCTTGTCTTGGGCGAGCCTTGTGCAGACAGCCTTTAGCCGCTCGGCTTTGTCCATATTATCAAACATCTGCTCTGCCATCGCCACTCCGTTAAGCTCCGCTTGTCTATCGATGCGTGCCTTTTCGTAGTCCGCTCTCTTACGGCTCCCATAAGTCCTGCTTGTGATCACTCCGTTGTCACCCAATGACTGCACTGTATACGTCTTGTCGCCATTGTCAATGACGTTAGACGCAATCACTGCCGACATTGGCAAGGAGTGTCCTGTGACATAGTAGTACATCTTTGCACGTGCCGCCTCGCTTACGTTTTTGTCGTTGAGCAACTGCGTGATTTTATTGTATGGCAAATCTCCGTCATTTTGAGCATACGCCTTGTACTCCTTGACCATCTGTGTCAAGTCTCCATAGCCGTGCTTGTCCAACTCCGTCTGCTCCTCCTTGCTCAGGGCGAGGCTTGGATGTCCGTCAAGCATCCTGCCCATGCGCTCCACAAATCCAACCTTGCCTCTGCGTGATGCCGCCAGCTCGGAGATGGTGCGTCCTGCCGACTTGATTGCGTGCTGTGCCTTGAAACCTGCAATCATAGCAAGGTTATCTTGCCATATATCCATCATCCGCTCTCCTCTCTGCGCCTTTAGCTCTGCAATATACTTGCTCCGCTCTTTGTCGTCGGCAATATAGTTGGGGGAATTTTTATCGGAGACAGACTTGATGATGTCGTTGTAATCGCCATACGTGGAGATGAACTCTGGCGTGGCGAATATAGTACCCTCTCCGACAAGCCCTACTCCAAGCTCGCCTGCACGCACCCCAAGTTTGCCCAAGGTGCTTGTCGTGGCTTGTGCCGCTTTGGTGCTGACATTGCCGAGCCACGTACCGAATGCACCCGTAAGTCCACCCATCGTGAGTCCGTGTCCCATCTGTGATGCCACCTTGCCGAGCGAGAAATCACCTACGACATATCTGCCTGTCTCAGGGTCTACATCGAGAGTACCGCCCCACTTGTATTGGTTGATAGCCTCTCCGCCTGCCTCGAACGTGCCGAAGTTAGCCGCTCCGCCTACCGCACCGAGGAGCAGTTTGCCTCCGAGTGTCTGCGACATCTTGCGTGCTGCCGCCTCTGACAAGACCTTGCCTCCTGCCCACAACGCTCCTTTGGTTGCCGCTCCGCCTACACCGCCAGCCGCATACGTCAGTGGGTCTGATGCCATACCGACTACAGAACCGGCGATACCTGCCACCTTGTGCTTTTTGCCATACCGCTCATTTGCTTCGGTCTCAGCCACCAAGTCTCCAACAGTACCTGCCTTTTGTCGAGCGAGTCCGGTGAACAGACTTGCGACAGAGTTGCCCTCAGCCATCTTCCGCGCAAAGAACGAGATGGCATTGTCTGGCATATTCTTCTGCACAGCAAGGTTGTACATCGTCTCGTCGCTCTTGGCTCTCGCTACCTTAGCCGCTGCTTCTCTCAGCTCCTTTTCTGTCGCTTGTGGATATTGTCGCTTCAGCTCATCATAAGCCTCGTCTGTGATGTTTTTCTGTTGCGTTGCCCCAAGTGCGTTCCACGCTTGGTCGGACAATTTCTGCAAATCGTGAGTCTTGTAGTGCGATGCAAGCATATCGGTCGCCTTTTCCATATTCTCGTTGCCCATCCCCATCTCTGCGTCTGTCATCAGACGGGTAGCTCTCTCCCAGAAAGACTCCTCCTTCTTCGGATGCAGTCTGTCGTATTCTTCACGAGCCGCTCTGTCAGCGGCATTCCACGTTGATGTTGCGGCTGAACGCATTGACACCGATGAGTCTGTCTTCAGCGGTGTCGGTGTAGGCGCATATTGCTTTACCACATCAGGCATTGACGAGTATACATCCACTTCGTTGCTCCACTTTTTCTTCGGAGCAGTCTGTTGTGTCTGTTGCGGTCGTGTGTACTGCGACGACGGAGTGCGTAGCATATTGATGGTGTCCGCCACGAAATCCGTCTTTTTGGGTGTCGTGGTCTGTGTGCGTGTGGTATGTGCCGTCTCACTGCCACTGCCGAACTGGTTGGAGAAATCACTGAACGTCTTGGTGTATAGTCCATCATTGCTCAGTGCGGTATATAGTTTTTGACTACGTTGCTTGTCACCGAGGATGCCTTGAAACTCGGCAAATGATTTGGTGTATTTACCCTGAGATTTGAGTGCGTTATATAGTTTTTCTGCGCTTTTGTTTGCCATCTTTTATCGTTTTAAAAATTGTCGTAAGCTCCTTCGTTGTCGGAAGCGTTATCCCACTCGCCGCCAAGCAGTGTGTCTACTATCGGCCCGCCAGTTATGTCATCCACTCGGTTTTTGCCGTGACTTTTGGCGTTTCTGTTCCGCCCGGTTGTCATATAGTTCTGTATCTCATTGAGCATACCTTGTATTGTCGTAGCCTTGCCCTCAACGAAATGGCGTCCTGTAAGGTATCTATATGCGTCTTGTACTTGCTGATTGTTAGGGTGAAACGTTTTTCCCGCGTTGACCGATGACAGCGTATTATTGCCTTTTTGTTTGTTGCGCTTGTCGGCAGCAGCTTCGGTGGCGCGGTGGTGTCTTGCGGTCTCTGCGTTTGCCGCTCTTGAGATAGACGTTTTTTGGTCAAACTGATATTTCTCAGCATCGGTCATTCCGTGATTACCAGGTTTGTTGCGTTCTTCTATCTCCCTCTCTTGCTGAGCGATTTTCTTTTTCTGTAACGCAACTTCTTCTTTCCAAGTCGCATTGCCAATGTTGTTTTCTCGCTCCAACTTCGCAAGTTCCTGCTTATTCTTCTCGAGCTCTTGTTCAAGCATAGGCTTCTTCTTCTCCCACTCTTCCTCTTTCATAGAAAGTTCCTTCTGCGCACGCTTGTCGGCATTTTTCTGCAACTCGTATGATTTCAGCCAATTGCCCTGCTCTCTATCCATCTCAAGACCCTTCAGCATAAGATCTTGATATTTGTCCTTTTCCTTTTGCCATTGCGCACGTAGATCATCCATCCGCTTTTTTGCGGCATCGGTCATCCCTGGCTTAAGGCCTTGGTCGGGGGCTCCCTTTGTCGTAAAGTAAAGGTTGGACAATGCGGAGAGACCATCACCAAGTGCGCTGACGATAGCCTTGCGTCTCTCCCTGCGCATCTGCTTTTTCTTGTCCTCGTCACTCGTTTGGGGGGCGAGCTTGGCGAGGATGTCTCTATACGTGTGGTATTCCTCACCTTCTGTTGACGGTGTGGTGGTTGACGGAGCCGCATCAGTAGTTTTTGGGGTTATTTTCGGCGTCGCCACATCCGTTTTGACAAGGGTAGGCTTGTTATTCTCGTCAAACTGCAATATCATAGTTTCGTTGGCTGTCGGTGCAGTGGTCGTCTGAGCAGCCAAGTTCGCTTGATTGCGCCTGTCGGTGTCATCGTACTGCGGCGCCGTTGTCGTGACAGCCGGGGCAGGCGTAGTAGGAGGTGCTTGCGGTGTCTCATTGTACTCATCCTCCTCCCCCGGTGGCTGGGCAGCGAGCGATGGAGCGGTCGGAGCAACCTGAGTAGGTTGCGGCTGAGCAGGCATCGTCTGTGGCGGTGTCGGCGGCTGCTCGTTGTACTTGTCCTCGCTCTGCGATGGGGCAATTGCGCCAATTGACGTTGTCGGTGGTGTAGTAGTCACTTTCTTGTCGGTGACCACGGGGGTCTCGCTACCCCCTATGATGCCTTTTTTTTTATCCATATCACTACTTAGTCTTGTCGTTGTCCTTATCAAATCTGTCATTGATGCCGCCTATGCTGTCTGCCGTACCTGCCACGCCCTGCACTGCCTGCGTGATAGCGTTTTGTTTCTGTCGGCTGATTTGCATTTGCTTGTCCTCCAAAGCGTTATTGTTGGTTTGGTACTGCTGCTCGATATTGTCCTTGCGAGCATCAGATGCAGCGGCAATGGTGCTTGTCGCTTCGGCAAGTGCTTGGTTATTAGCCGCCTTTTGTGCCGCCACCGCCTCCGTGCTTGCGCCCGTCACCGCATTGGCTCCCTGTGCCGCCTTTGTCTGCCTCCTGAGCAGGTCTTGCGTGTTGGTGAGTAAACGTTGGGCATCTGCACGCTGAGTGCCGTCCTCGTTGTACCGCCGATTATACCACGCTTGATTTTCAGCCTTTTGGGCGTCAAGCATTTTCTGCTGTTTTTTTGCCTCTCGGCGCGCCTTGATGCCGCCAAAGATGCTCCCACCGAGCTTCATCGCTCCTCCTATAATGCTACCTATCATAGTTAATTATTTTTTATCTTAATATCTCAAAATTAAGCACTTACCTTTGGATATAATCAATAAAAATTAACTATGGATAAACAACGGAGAGAGAGAGCATGGAGGGAGCGTCTTGCGGCAATCGACGCAAGCAAAGCGCCTGTGCTCAACAAACGAGAGGAGGCAAAGCTACAGCGCAAGGCTGAGACCTTTGCCAATGGTGGCGACATCGGCAACTTTGTCGCAAGCCTTGTTTGGTCACAAAAGCAAAACTTTGAGCGTGCAATTACCAACTTGGATGACAGGGACTTGTGCAACTTATACGTGCGGTTGCTCAAACTCGCCCTTGATGCACGAGCAACAGCAGAGCCTGATACCGCGAAAAGCAACATCATGAACTTGGTTAACAACCTGAGTATCCAACTTTTAAGCGAGAAATAAAATATGAAACGAATTGAAATCCAACTAAGCAAGCTGAAGGCATTGCAGATGGTGTCTGCCGAGACAGTCTATGTCGGTGGCAGGAGTGTCGGCGCAGATGATCCAAGCACCTACGACAAGGTGTTTGCCACTGACGATGACGCACAGTTTTTGTCAACGATGTACGACACCGCTGTCACATCACTCGTCACCATCTGTGGAGAGTGGGTGGAGAGTGTCACCGACAGCGATGACGGCTCCATCATCACCCTTGCTCTACCCGACAATCTTGCGCCGCAAGGCGAGAGAAACATACGAGCAAACGCAATGGCATACGTCATTGCAAGCATATTGGCGGACTATCTCGGGCGTTTGGCTCCTGAGAGTGCGGAATTTTACGCTGAGCAAGGGGCTACCCTTGCCGAAGCGATTGTCAGCGACTTAAACGCAAGAAAAAGAGTGAAATACACGGAAAAAACAGGAAGAAAATGAAAAAAGGACAACGACAAGTGACAATTGCGCTTATGCGCGACGAGATAGAGTATGATGCACAGAGCATATTGAGCGTGATTGCCGACACCCTGCCGAGTGCGGAAACGGCACACGTCAAGCACATATACAACGACATCTGCGAGGGCGAAAATGCACGGAGGACTATCCGATTTGCCGACACTGCCTTTGCGGTGTTGTCTGAGCACCTGCACGGCTACACGGCTACACCCATCGGTGGTGTCATCGTCACCGATGACGTAGCGCATACACCGGATGTGTACACATTGGCAATGCAGATGGATGGTGACACCTCGTCATCACAAGTGGCACTCATTAAGGTGCTCTCCCATGACTACATGGTGTTGGCAATCGTGTGTGGATGGCTTGCGCTTATCGGCAGTGACAGACTTGACTACTACGCCGCCAAGCGTGACACTGCGTTGGCTGACGCTGTCAAGGCGGCTGACAGCCACAACCGCATAGGGAGGGTGACACCGTTTTTTGGCAACACATAGTGTTTTGCACACTTTACACGTATTTGTGCAAAATGTGCATATATTATATAGTAAGGTGTGGCGCACATTGTCACACCTTGTTTTTGCCCGTCTTTATTAAAAAGTGTTAATGTTGTACATTTTCTTGGGTAAGATGTTGCATATATACTACATTATGTATTATCTTTGCGCCAGAAATAAAACAAAACACTAACTCAACCGACCCGCGCAGGTCGTTAAAGTCCGCGACAAGAAATTATGAGAATACTCAGCATCTACAAGAAAGAAGAATGGACAGCAGACGAAATCCGTGAGAACATCGCAGCTCTGTTTGGCAACGATGAGACAGGCAGCGACTACGCAGATACTATCATCAATCTCCTCGCCCAAACAGACAGCACGGAATGTGTAGTGGAATGTGATGGTATGGATATGCAGCCAATGATTGTCAAGCGCGCTGACATATATGAGAATAATGGTGAAGCAGAAATAGCAGAAGAAGATTTGCATTTCTAAAAACAGCTGAGCAACAAAATTATAAACTAATAAAAATGGCAACAATTACAGATGTCTGCTACCTTACGCAGACACCGAAATATGGATACGTCACAATAGACGACATAGAGTGGGTTGATGATGTAGACGAGAAGGATTTGGAAAAAACCGAATACACGCTCGTAGAAATGGACAAGGCTGCCTATGCTGACTTCGCCGACCCCAGATACAACCCTACGTGGGAGGATGACTACGGATGGAGTGATGATGATGTATACCGCCTGATAGTAATTGATGACGAGGACACCTACCACAAGGTGTGCAAGCGCAAGGCGGAGGCAGAGGCACGGATGCGCCTATGCAAGGCACTAAAACAAGCGAGGACGAGCAAAGAGATGTCGCAGATGGAACTCAGCGAGAAGAGCGGTGTCGCACGGTCAAACATAGCACGGATTGAAGGAGGCAACCTTAACGCAAGTCTTAATACTATACTAAGCCTATGCGAGGCTCTTGACTGCTCGTTGGTCTTGATCCCAAGATAGCAAGACCACACCACCACACACCGAAAAGGGGTTGCACATAGTGCAGCCTCTTTTTTTTCGCTCCCACCACCAATGGGCGTCACCTCCTGCGTGGCACGATGACGATGTCACAACCGAGAGCGTTGCATATCTTGGCGAGTGAGTGGAGCCCAAGGTATCGCGGATAGTCTGCGGGGTGTTCGCCTCGTCTAACTGTCATATTCGACACGCTTGCCAACTCCGAGAGTGCATCTATTGACAGATGCCTTGCCCTGCGTGTGGCGAGGAGCTGTATACCCAACTCCTCAAATATTCTCCTTACCTCCGGAGGGGTGACCACCTCCGTGCCTAACGGTCTACCCCTGCGCCTCATCTCTCTCAGATTTCAATATTTCCAGATCTCCGACCAATTGGCGGAGTGTACGCAAATCGTGCGCCACGTACAACTCTCCGTCACACTCAATCAGTGCCGTCACCTCGTCCGCGCCTACGGCAAACAACTCTCTCGGATTGATGTCAAGTGCTTCCGCTATCCTCCTGATGGTGGAAAGTGTGGGGTTCTTGAGAAGCCCGTTAAGGTTCTGCTTTCTGATGCCGAGGCGGTCAGCCAATGCCGTCTTCGTCAGTCCTTTCGCCTTTAATATTCTGTCAAGGTTGTCCATATATCTGTATGTTTATGGCGCAAAGGTACTTATTATATATATAGTAATGCGTATACCAATTACTAAACAATGTTAACGTAATACATTTTCTTTACTTTTTATTTGGTTAGTAAAGTTATACATATTACCTTTGGGGCGTAATTCAAAAAATCAAAGAACTATGATACGATTTTTAGCATCTGCGTCCCTGTCTCTATTCTCCGCCACCTTGATGGCGGCAGTGACCGACACGCAAGACCTTACCGCAATATATGCGGCGGCAGCCTTCCCCGTATGGGCACTCGGCTTGTTCGTCAAGTATAAAGGTAACAAAAAGAGTAACATCTAACAACTTAAATATTAACCAACTAAACAACAAATTATGAAAGCAATCTTCTTGGCGGTGGCACTGCTGATGGCATCCACCGCAAGCGCGAAATGGGTAGAGTCTCAGACTATCACGATGGAGTCGCCCCGCATACATCAGGGCGAAACCAAAAAAGGAAACGTCAAATACTACATTGTGGTGAGTGACGGAGTGAACCGCAAGGAGGTCAGCGTGAGCAAGAGCAATGCGGAGTCTGGGGTGATCACCCTTGTCAAGTGGGTGGACGATGAGACAGGCAAGATACGCTACACCACACGCAGCGGAAAGAAGCGAACCGCCACCCCCGACATTGATTTGAACAAAGTGACAACCGAATAAAAACAACAACTACAATGACAACAAGACAATATATCTCAGCGACACTCCTCTCAGGAGCGATGTTTATGTGCGGCTTCGGAGCCCACGCCGCCTATGCCTCAACCGAGGCTGTCAACAAAACCTGCTGGTGCGGCAATGCCTTTTTCTGCTTAATGGATTCCGTTGCGGATGACGAACCGCTGTTGTGGGCAAAAGTGGAGTCCTCTACCGAGTGGCAGGAGTTCGCCACAGCCTACGACCGAGGAGAAGGACAGACCGAGGCTAAGGCGGTGTGGGAGTATCTGTGCGAGCAGGACACCACTGGCTATGTGGCTGACTGCCTCAGCGGATGTGACGCATACACCGAATGGATGGAGAGTTATTAGCCCATGGCGACTTATGTATGGGTATTACCGAGACAAGGGAGACAGATTATGCCTCCCTTTTTTTGTAGCAAATCCTGCAAGGGGTGTAGTGCTTTGCCTCCGCCTCCTGCCTTGTCATCTGCCTGATGTCGGTGGAACAACGGCACAGACCCTTGCAGTTGGGAGTTTTATGGTATCTCTTTGACTTGGGCCCGTGGCACACATACACCTTCTCTGTCTGGCTCTGCGTCCGCTCCGGGGCGCAGGCGGAGATGGAGCATAACGCTACCATCGCCACGAGCGTAAGTCTGATTATAGCACCCATCTATCTGTCATAATTGTCGTACACAACCTTGCAAGCCGCAAGCGAGCCGATCAGCACTATCCCAATCCAATACCACGCAAGAGCCACCTCCTTGAGCACTGCACTGACTGATGACAAGTCGGCAAGGCACAACTCCTGCACAATCGGAGTCGCAGTTGCACATACAGCAGCCACAACTGCCACCCTCCGCTTGTGGCTCGGAGCGACACGCACCGTCGCCACTATCGCACACGCCACGAGAAAGCCGTAAACAAAAACCCACAGATAGAAGACCGGGAATTTAGAATTAGCCAAGCGGACAAGGGCCTGACAGAACCAATTGTCGTTATGCAGCGTCCTAAGCCAATCAAGCAAGGATTGCAACAATCCGAACTCTATCCAGTTCGCCAACGACCACGCCACGACTGCCACAATCGGCACCGCTATCCATCTCAATATTTTCTTCTTATCCATTTTTTTAGATTCTGTATTTTTTGTGTTTAACAAGCCACTTTCGGCGGAAGTAAAGGAAGAAAAGCACGGCGCCAAGCGCAAGCACGAACCATCTCGCCGGGGTAAGGAGCGTTCCGAACCCGAACAGCTTCTCGTATTCGATGCAGGCGTTGACCAACAGATTATATGCGCAGAAAGCCCGATGAATCCAGCAAAAGCCGAAAGCCACGGAAAGAACCACCATAAGCGCGAACACGAGCAGCGCACTCCGCGCTATTACGGAAGCAATCGTCCACACACAGCCGCACAGAAGGCTCGCCGTGTGGCACATCATCAGTCCCGCGCCTACGGGAGGAGAGAACTGCACCATCAGTTTGGCGAGATGCACGCTCCGGTGGATGTGCAGTGTCTCCACTATCTGTTCGTCCACTATTTTCATTTTATTAAAAAACTTTCTCATAATCGAAAATATTTAGTCTGCATTTCTTTGAATCAAGGAGCGGAGGAACTTGATTTCCTCGTTCTTCTCCTCGATACTCTTCCTTAGCATCTCATTCTCCTTGGCAATGGCGGAATCCGCCATTGTCTGCGTGTTGTGGTTGGAGTTGTCGCCGATGCTCTGCACACGACCTGTCTCCTCCGCTATCTCACGTTCGAGCTGTTCGTCTGGGACGCCACAACACATATCGCCTACACCATTGAGTAACCACTCTGCGGAAATCCTCGGAAATCGTTGCAAAAACACCTTGATTGTTTCAAAAGAGAGGCGAGAAGTACCACTAAGTTGTCTATTCAACTTAGTCTGCTCCACTCCCGTTTCCTTCGAGAGTGCATAAATAGATGATTTTTCTTTTTCTAAGACGCTATTAATACGTTGTCTTACAGCATCTTCGTCACGTTCGTTATTTGGAATCATTCTGAATTGGTATTTTTACCTAAAATTTCTTTGCAAATATAATACGTGTATAGGTATTTTTACCTATCTTTGTGTCGTATTCCAAAACAAAGATGTAAAGCGAATACTTATTAAGACCACAAAGTTACTAATATAAAACTAATTAGCAATGAAAAAGGTAAAAAAATTATCCGTAAGGGCAACATTGAGAGAGATGGAGGTCGGCGACGTAGTCGTCTTCGGCTACCGAGAAGCCTCCACATCTACCGTCCGTGCTGCCGCCTGCACCATCAACAAAGGTGGCAAGAAAAGAATCAGCGTAGTGCAGAACTACCGCGAACTAAAGACAACCGCAACGAGAACGAAATGAATACGCTTGACATCAACAGCATCCTGCAATCCGGTCAGAACGTCACCATATCGGTGACCACCGAACAACTGCGACAGGCTTTCCTCGCTTGGGGTGAATGCCTGCTTGAGGCGGTCAAGCCGCAGGAGGAAGACCCTCTCCTTACCATCAAGGAGGCTGCCGAATACGTGGATGTCAGCGTGGGAACAATACGCAACCGCATTCGTGGTGGATGGCTCCACGCTGGACGGAACGGCAACGTAATCAGAATCAAGAAGAGCGACCTTGACAAGGTGTTCAGTCATTAACTAATTAAATATATAGAGTATGCAAGCAGAACTGGCACAAGTCCGACTGAGCGAAGCGCAAATCGCGCAAATCGCAAAAGAGTTCAAAAAAGAAGTCGACGAATCATATTCGGACGCTTTCGCCTATCCATACGAGAAATGGGAATTCTGGACAGAGGTCGATGGTTTAGTCATCTCCGTATTCTACAATATGTGGGCAGAGAACAGGCATTACCGCGCGGCGACCTACACGGAACCCGAGAACGGTGAGGACGCTTACGGCGTCAGCATTATTGACATCACCGCCTGCGATGGTGAACTGGGCGACGTGGAGATAGAGAATGAAGGCGACCTTGACGAAGCCATCAACGGATATACCAACACTTGTGAATGGTCATAGATATGGAAGAAGACGTAAGAAACATATACCGCCCTGCTATATGGGCGAAGCGGCTTGAAGCCTACAAAGCTGCTGAAGCGGCTCTCCGAGAGAGCGCGCCGAAGGTGAAAGAAGCAGACGAGGCTGCCGCAAAAGCCCTGATTGAATGGGCGGATGAATACGAGGAGAACATCAAGATTCTCGAAGACCGCAAGCCGATAGGTATCAAGTTGGAGTCGCTGAACGATGCTATCCGACAATGCAAGGAAGCGATAGCACAAGCCGAACAAGATGCCGAACAAGATGCGGAGGTCACTACTAAGGTGACAGGCGTAGACGGTAAGACCTACGACTTGTTGGTCGAGTGCAACCGCTACATCTCCGGCGAGTGGGCAATCTCGCCGATATTGGACGGTCTCACATATACGCACCTTCTTCAAGAAGCTCAGTTCTTCTGTGATATGGTTGGACACGAATGCTCCGACGCATTCATCTACGAATAAGGCAGTATGGTACACGGATGGGGTCAATTCCCATCCTGCCTACAAAGAGTACATTGACGTATTGACAACAAGCATAACGACCGCAACGAGTCGCACACAATAAGCATTCCAGCCGAGTGTGTGAGTTGGCGTTGCGGATGTGGTCAGCACCGACTATGCAACAGGTGCTGAGGCTACGCGGCGAGCCTATGACGCCGCAGTGTATACAACCAACCAACGAGCAGCACTCCTTACAGAGCAATTGACTGCTCACTCTATATATTCCGAGCGGTGGCAAGGTGCCGAGGGGAGGTTCGATTCCTCCTCGTGACTGCCGTCAAATCATTGGCGGTCTCATTAGAGACTTGGTGTCGCAGGGGAGGTTCGATTCCTCCCACCGCTCCTATTCCCTTTATTGAAGCAACTTTTACTCATAATTTTCCCTCCGAACCCGTGACGGGCGCAGGAGGTACAAGGCAGAGCGCGGTGGTTCCGCATTTCCCATTTAGTAGATTATGATTGAGTTAAGTAATTGAGTTTAGTTGATATTTGTTTTTTGCAGGGGGTTCGATTCCCCCCCTCTGCCACTAACTTCTTTTTTTTAATGATAGCATTTCATCGCCTCTCCGTCCGTGAGGATATGGGAGGCATCACGGCTCGCACTGGCAGGCTTCGGTCGGTAATTATTAACAACTTCTTATCCAATTCTCTACGACCGGGGCGAGGTTCGATTCCTCCGAGCCGACTAATACTTTCTTATCATTATTGACAATGTTTTTTTCAGGGAGGCGGTCTGTGAGGATAGTCTCCTTTTTATCAGACAATTAAAAAAACTAAATATATGAAGAAACTAATCATCTACCTGCTGATGACCGTGTGGATGGGAGTCAGCATCGTCCTCCTCTGCAATGAGGACGAGAGTGCGGCACTATTGCCGTTCGCTCTCATCAAGGCCGGGGCGTTGGCGTCGTTCATCGCCTCCACGAAAGTGCTTTGTATACTGACAAATAAAAAACTTATATAGATATGGCAGACAAGACATTCACCGAGCGTCTGATTGCGGTGCAATCGCAGCTCAAAGTCCCGAAAAATCAATACAATGACTACGGCGGCTTCAAATACCGAAGTTGCGAGGACATCCTCGAAGCTGTAAAACCTCTCCTCCAGAAGGAGGGTTTGTACGTCACCATAGCCGACGACATTGTCGTGATTGGCGAAAGATTCTATGTGAAGGCTACGGCTACGCTATCAGACGGAGAGAACGCCATCAGCAATCATGCATTCGCACGTGAGGACGCGGCAAAAAAAGGAATGGACGGCAGCCAAGTTACGGGTACGGCATCATCCTACGCTCGAAAATATGCTCTCAACGGCTTGCTTGCAATAGACGACACCAAGGATGCCGACACTTTGAACAACGGCAAGGAGTACACGGCAACCTCGAAGGCCTCAGGCAAGGCAAAGGCGACTGCTCCAACACCCAAGATTCCTGCTCCTGACAAGGCGGCAGTAATAGCGGCGGTGTATGCCGCACAGACCGAGGAGGAAGTCGTTGCGATATATAAGAAGAACTCTTATTACTTCGGCAAGGACGAAGCGGTAATCACCGCTTGTTCCCAAAGAAAACAACAGCTAAAACAAGGCTAATATGTTGAGATATTCTAAAATTGTATTTGACCCCGTCGGGCATACCTACACCGCGCCCGACGGGAGGGCGTTGCAGGGCATCACTGGGATGCTCCAACGGCAATTGTTTCCCGATGAATATGCCGGGGTTGACGAAGAGACGCTGAAGGCCGCAGCCGAGCGTGGCAGTGCAATCCACGCACAAGTGGAGTTCTGCGACGACTTCGGCACTACTTTCGAGGATATTCCAGAAGTGGTCAATTACCAACGGCTAATCAAGGAGGGCGGCTACGTTCCGTGTGAATCCGAGTACGTTGTCAGCGACAACGAGCACTTTGCGTCTCCTATTGACAAGGTGTTCAAAGTCTCCGAAACGGAGTATATCCTTGGCGACATCAAGACCGTGAGCAATCTCAACGAGGACAAGGTACGTTGGCAACTGTCCATCTACGCCACATTCTTCGAGCGGCAGAACCCCGGCTGTAAGGTTGTCGGTCTGCTTGCTATCTGGCTTCGTAGGGACAAGGCTAAAATAACGGAGGTACAGCGCATTCCTGACGGCGTGATTGACTCTCTCCTCGCCGCCGAGGTGGAAGGACGGCAATTCGTCAACCCACTTCCGAGCGTCAACACTCTGCCCGACCGCTACAAGGCTATGGAGATGAAAATCCTTGACCTGCTCGCAAAGAAGAAAGAGATAGAGGAGCAAGTGAAGACGTTCTCCGAGCGGATGAAGGGCGAGATGGAGAAGGCTGGTGTGAAAAAGTGGGAAACCGACAATATGCGGCTTACCTACATCGACCCCACCACCAAAGAAACATTCGACTCCAAGAGATTCAAGGAGGAGCATCCTGAAGACTACCGAGAATATATCAAGACAACAAAAGTAAAACCATCAATAAGAATCACAGCATTATGAGCAACTACACAGGAAGCATCGACCTGACCAAGGTTCCAAAGAGATTTTTCAAAAAAGTAATGTGCAAGGACGGCACAGAACACGTATTCTTGAATGTCGGTCTGTGGGAACGCAAGACGCCCTCCACATTCGGAGAGCGTACATACACCCATTCAATGAAGGTGAGTGTGCCGAAAGACCAAAAAGTGGAAGGCGAGAATTATTACATAGGCGACTTCTCCGAACTGGAGCCTATGCCATCCCAACCGACCACAGAACAGATTGAGGCGGCTCCGTCTGCCTCATCTGACGATCTTCCATTTTAACGGACTATGTTGTTCGACCTTTCCAATCCCTACGATTGCAAGCGTGCCAAGACACGCTTGCAGTCGTTGATTGACAAGCACTCGCCCTCGGTTGAACTGACCGAGAGGAAGCAGCGTAGCGACCCACAGAACCGCTACCTGCACGTCTGTATCGGCATTGTGGCAATGGAGACGGGCAACACGATAGACTACGTGAAGCGGTACTACTTCAAGGCGCACTGTAACGCAGATTTGTTTGTCACCGAACGCTACGACACCCGTCTGCAACAGAACGTGAGGATGCTGAAATCAAGCAGAGACTTGTCTACGGAGGATATGACAACGGCAATTGAACGCTTCAGAAACTGGGCGGCCACCGAAGGTTGGTATATCCCCACCCCGGAGGAGGAATATATGATTAGACAGGCGGAAATTGAAATCAACAGAAGAAAGGAGTATCTATGACATACGACATTATCATCGGCATCGACCCGGACGTGGAGGCAAGCGGTGTCGCAACACTCTGTCCCAAAACCAAAAGGGTAGAGGCAACCACAATGACGCTTCCCGCGCTGTTGGACAACCTCCGCAGAGTGCGCAACGAATATCCCACGTTGACGGTCGCTGTGGTGGTGGAGGCTTCGTGGGCTACTGCCCACAACTTCCATTCACTGCCTTCCGACAGCAAGGCGGTGGCGGCGAAGAAAGGCTACCACGTGGGGCGCAACCATCAGATAGGCATCGACATTGCCGACATCGCGCGGCACTTCAGCCTTGATGTTCGGCTTCAACCGCCCCTGCGCAAGATATGGAAAGGCAAAGACCGCAAAATCACCCACGAGGAGATATGCGCCATCACCGGCTATACCGCCAAGCGGAGCAACCAGGAGGAGCGTGACGCTATGCTTCTTGCGTGGACGTCAGCGAACCTCCCAATAATATACAAGATATGATTGACGAAGAGAAACTGTATGATATGATTCAGAGGATGCAGGAGGGTTCCAACCCACCGCACCTCGTGCCGTTCATCGAAATCCACCGTGCGGTGCACGAGGAAACACTGAAGGCAATCAGACATCTGGTCACCACCGACAGAATCAGTTATCATAGGCTGCTCAACGACTATGCAGCCAAAATCAAATAGAAGAATGGCAAACAATAGATTCACCTTCCACGAGTCATGGCTCGACACAATAGAAACGCTCCCTCAGGAGGCACAGACAGACGCGCTGAAAGCATTGCTCAACTATGCGCTCAGAGGAATTATGCCTGCCGAGGACGATGCGGTCGGCAAACTTATTGTCGGACTGCTGTCGGCAACAATTGATGCGGACAGACAACGGAGAGCAGGAGGATGCAAGGGTGGAAGACCAAAAAAAACCTCCCAAAACCATAGGTTACAAGAGCAAAAACCTCCCAAAACCATAGGTTATGATACCGAAAACCATAGGTTACAAGAGCAAAAACCTCCCAAAACCATAGGTTATGATACCGAAAACCATAGGTTACAAGGCAAAAAACCTATGGTTTCTGAAGGTTTTCCCGAAAAAGAAGAAACCCCCTCTCCCCCCACACCCCCTACTACCCCAGAAGAAAAAGCCCCTGAAGAGAAAGAAAACTACGACTACGTCGTAGCAAAAGAAAGAGAAAAACCGACATCGCCGACGGCAACGGAGATCATTCCTGTGTCGGAGATTGAGGACGTTTTGATGGGTGAGGATATGTGGGTGGAGGCTATGTGCTACAAGTACAACCTACCCCGTGACAGGCTTGCCGTACAGCTCCACACCATCAAGCGTGGATGGATTGAGCGTGGTCAGGACTACAAGACCATCCAAGACGCGAAGAAGCACGCTGATTCGCTACTAAACATCCGTAGAGCTAACGGAGAACTTGCCCAGCCGCCGGCGTGGAACGAGTTCCTCTACGACCTTATGGCTCCGCACATCGCCGCTCTCGGCTACAATGACGAGATTTTCACCGCCTTCGGTCGGCACTATATGCAGGATGTCGGCAACGGCAAGCCTTTCTTCATCGGCATTCCGCGCTTTGAGGAGGAGATTTTTGAGAGAATGAAGAACTTCAAGGAATCCTATAAACCACCAGAGAATGAACAGCCTATGCAACCCGGAAGCGGAAGCCAATCTGCTTAGTGCCTGCGTCACCAACAGCGGTGAGTTCTACCGTCTTGCCGATGTCCTTGACCCCGAGGTGTTCACCGTTCCAGAAAACCGCACGATATGGGAGGCGATGCTGTACATCCGCAACAACGGAGGCGATGCCGATATGATGGCGGTGACGGCACGGCTGATGACGGTGGACAAGGCGGCATTCCTTGCATTCAACGAGCAGTGTGCTCGTCCCGTGACTTCCGCTTACGGAACGGACGAACTGTTGACCGACTTGCTTGTGAGGAGGCGCACGCTTGCCGCGATTATGGAGGCACAGCAGAAACTTATGCAACCGCTCGAGCCTTCTGAGACGACCCTCCAGCGGCTCAACTCGGAGATTGCCAACTGCCTTGTGTCGAACACCACAGAAATGGTGACGGCTGAAGAGGCTTGCAACGAGGTGATGCGCAACGTGTTCGACAATCAGTCACGGACGCACAACGCACCGGAAATCCCCGTGGGACTTAGAGGGATAGACGAGCGCGGAGGTCTGCACACAACAGACCTGACCATCATCGCCGGCGAAACGTCTATGGGCAAGACTTCCCTTGCGCTGACGTTCGCCCTCAATGCCGCCACCGCGGGTGTCGGTGTGGGGGTGGTGACGCTGGAGATGTCGGTGATGCAGCTTGCGGCACGTATGGTGTCGGGCGATGCGCAGGTGTCTTCCTCGGACATCCTTTACAAGCGGCTCGGAGCGGACGATTACAACCGCGTGGGCGCCGCAGTGGAGAGGACGGGAACGCTGCCTATGTGGTTCAACCGCAAGGCGCAGAGCGTGGCGAAGATATGCGCCTGGATACGTCAGCTTGCCTACCGCAAGAAGGCGAAACTCTTTGTCATCGACTACCTCCAGCTCATCTCTATGGGCAAGATTGACAACCGTGTGCAGGAGATTGGCGACATCTGCGCCACGCTGAAGCGGCTCGCCGGTGAGATTGACGTGAGCATCATTCTGCTCTCCCAACTCAGCCGCGACCGCATGAACCCCTACCCTTCCCTCGCCCGTCTGCGTGGCTCCGGTGAGATTGAGTCGAATGCCGACAACGTGATATTCGTCTACCGCCCCGAGTACTACAAGACGGAGGGTAAGAACCTTGCCTACAAGGACAGGTTCGCCAATGTCAGTACCGACGGCACTGCGGAGATCATCGTTGCTAAAGGCAGGAACACGGGTACGACATCATTCATTGCCGCCTACGAGAAGCAATACACAAGGTTCTCCGACCTTGCCGATATGCCAACGGCTACGATGGTGACGGCAAATCGTGAACAACTACCATTTTAACTGAAAAAATGAAAGAACAGATTCAAAAAGACAAACGTGTGAACAGCAGGTTCCTCACTGCGCTGCTCGTGGCGGAAGCGGCTCTCAGACCGATAGCCAACGACTGGGCGCATCTCGACGAAGGGGAACTCAACGACATCATCCGATGCCTGCACACCATCAACGACCTGCAAGGACAGGCAAGAGCGTATGAAGACTATCTCGACAAACAACTACAGACTGCTGATGCGGTGCGCGAGGGCGGTCGTGGAGATTCCCCACGACAAGAACAACCTTCGCCTTGTCAATCTTCAGAGGCAGGCGAAAATACTGCTGCGATATGAGGAACGAAAACTACTACACTCCGGAGGAAGAGGCGATGGCTTTCAAAGCCAAGAGTGAGGCGGTGGACTATTTTTTCCGCGACGCCATAGCGCACTACTCCCCCAAACAGAAAATGATTGTGGAGATGCTTGACATCCGATCCCCTCTTCACAAGGAGGTCTACAAGGCGCATATGCTTTCCACCCCCGTCAGTGTCATTGCAAAGGATTTTATGATGACGCAGAGGGATGTGAGAAGAGTGATAAAGGCTTACGAACTCAATAAACTGTACTGATTATGAACTACGACGTTATAGAGAACTCTATTGCCGACCTGAAATCAAGCCGCCGCAAGGCTCTTGAGTTGCTTCCTGTCCTGCGCAAGCGTGACGAGGGAGGGCGAATTGTCAGAATCGATCCAAGAACAATTAAAATCGTCAGAAACAGATGAAGATAAAAGTATTCGAGGCTTTCGCTGGATACGGCTCGCAGATGATGGCTCTGCGCCGAGTCGCACGGCACCACGCTGGCGGTGCGGATTTCCAGCTTGTCGGATGGAGCGAGATTGACAATGACGCAATCGCCGCCCACAATGCCGTGTTTCCGGAGTATGCCGAATGCAACCACGGTGACATAAGCAAGGTCGATTGGGAGCGAGTATCTGACTTCGACTTGTTCACCTACAGCTTCCCTTGTCAGGACATCAGCAATGCCGGACTTCAGCGAGGCTTGCGGGAAGGCAGTGGTTCGCGCTCATCATTGCTATGGGAGTGTAGGAGGGCGATAGAGACGAAGCGTCCGTCATTCCTTTTACTCGAGAACGTGGCGGCGTTGGCTTCCAAGAAGTTTATGCCCGACTTCCAGCGATGGATTGACTACCTTGACGAACAAGGCTACAGGACATTTTGGAAGAAAATAAACGCCAAAGATTTCGGTGTTCCGCAGAACCGTGTGAGGGTATTCGCGTTAAGCATCCGCAAGGATGCGTCCGCCAAGTTCCCACAGTTGTTCCCGAGCGGCATCAAGTATGATTTTCCTCAGCCGTTCCCTCTGGAAAGACGGCTCCGTGACGTACTTGTTACATACCACGACGGTGAGAGTGTCGAGGATAGATATTACCTTAAAACTGACGTGATTCTGGGGCGGCTGAAATGGAACGCCGAAACCACCACCAACCACAAGTTTGAGTACACCGAGGGGGGGGGTATAGCGAAGACAATCCAAGCAGGCGTGATGAGGAACGACGACAATTACATCCAAGAACAATAAACCGTGTCGGAAGGCTATATCCGAAGAGTCAGATAAGCGGTATCGTCATCGGTACTGACGGAATCTCTCCGACGGTGATGCTGAACCACGGAAGCATAGTGACAATAGCAGATGAAGAGAATGGAAACAGACAAGGTCATAGTGATCGAGAAGACGGGATATAGAAGCGAGGACATCATATCCTGCAACGGAGTGGCACGATGCATCCGCAACCACGGATATAGGGGGGGGTGGTCATCGTGGAAGATTACGACCAAAACAGAATGAGAAATGAAGAAACAAGCGACAGGGGGCAAGCGACTTCAGCGGATGCTCCCGAAAATTGATAGGGGGGGGGCTATGGATAGACACATACAACCAATGCGTCAACGACATAGCCGGAACCATCAAGGCGAGGGTGAATGCCAATTGTATGTATTTCGTTAGTGAAGATTCAAGCAATGAAGAAGACGGACAGAGTGATGACCGTGGAGAGCGGTCTTCATCGGGCATATAGAATGTACATAACGGATGGTGTCTCTCCTGCCATCACCACCCCGTCAGGGGGGGGGGGGCTTATCCCTAAAATAATCGAGATGAAAGAAGAACCTAAGATTGTGAGTTACTCACGCGACAAGAAAGGAAAAATCGAGAACTACCACACGAAAGAGGTAGCGAACACCATCCATTGCAGCACGGGGACAAGGGGCAACACTGCTCAGTATGTGTTGGAGCCAAAGCCGATTGTTGAGATGAACAAGTATCCGAGCAACCACGGAGAGACCGTCTCTATCGCCGAGCCGTTCGTGGTGGCGTGCAGAGGGCGACCCAAAGGAGGACAAGGCGAGTATGGTGTAAAATTTGAAACGAAAATGGATGGAACATCAAACGCTCTGACAAGGGCAACGCGTTTAAATTTGGTCGCAGAACCGAGTAACGAGCCTAACGTCCTGACTCCAAAACGAACCGAATACGGGAAGAAGGTGAGAAAGGAATGGGAATCCCATAAACTGATACAACAGAGAAAATATATGCAACAGTTAGAACCAAGAACAGACGGTGTATCAAACACCATCACAAGCGTACAGAAGGACAATATGCTGCTTGAACCTTTGCGCATTAAAGCCAACACAAGGGAAGGCTTTGCGGAGGTGGAGGAGTACGGTGCGGTCAACATCTCCCAGCCGTCATCCCGTACTCGCCGAGGGAGAGTACAGGGCAACAAGGGCGACATCATCGGCACTCTCCTCACGGGCGAGGAAAACGCAGTCTTGGAACCGAAGACGGAGGAGGTTCGCCGAGTAGCGGAGGAGGTTCGCCGTCAGCCTTGCGGTGTGTCGGTGGACAAGGACAACAATCTGCGACCTTATAGGCAGGACAAAGCGAAAAGCGGTGTAGCAGAACTACAGACCGAGTTCGCCGAATCCGTGGGGTCAACCCTCACGTCCGCCAGACCTAACAACGTCTACGGCGACACGTTCCCATATCGCATTCGCAGACTTATTCCGCGCGAGTGTTTCCGTCTGATGGATGTCGACGACGAGGACTACGACAAAATCAAAAACTACGTCAAGGGTCATCGAAAGAACGGGAAGCCGATGTACATCTCGGAGTCCCAGCAATACAAGCTCGCAGGCAACTCAATTGTGGTCGCCTGTATGGAACATATCTTCGAGCAATTGTTCTTCCCCTCCGGACGAGTGACAGAACCAAGACAACTGGACATTTTTGACATAATCTAACAAAACTAAAAAACAATGAACGTATTGGAACAAAGACAGGCAGAGGCGTATAACAGCATGCAAACAGCCGTGCAAAAACTACGAAGAACGATGAATACGCAAAGAACGCTGTGTGAAATAGAAGTTGCTCTCGCGCATTACAACAGTTTCGACTTCAGAAGAAACATCGTTGCTTTCAACGTGAACGGTTGGAGCGGTACACTGCCGATATTTCACGAATGTGATATGCTTGTGTGTACGAAATCAGGCTACTTGACAGAAATAGAAATAAAGCGTACATGGAGCGACTTTGTTGCAGACTTCAAAAAGAAGCACAAGCACGAAAGTAATGGTCTGATGAAATACTTCTACTATTGTCTTCCGGCATCATTTGATTTGGAAAAGACATACGATGTTCTCGAAGAACACAAAGTGAATTATTCAGGCATCTTGTTTTACGATGAATATCTGAACTTTCAATTTTACGGTTTCAGAGTTTCACAAGATGATTATCGGAACAGATGTATGCAAGGTCATAAAAAACTGACCATTGAACAGCAACTTGAAGTCGCAAGACTGGGTGCGATGCGTGTGATAGGACTAAAAGAAAAACTAATAACAAAAAGACAATGAAAGAAGCAGAAAAAATCGTCAACTGTAGTGAATATTGGTTTAATAAAGATAAGAAGAATCGTACAGCAGTGGTAATTTTAGCAGACAAGAAAGAGAGCGACGTGTGGGGTTTTTCTAAGGGGACAACAAGCAAAATAGCGCATCTCATCCATACTTTGATGATCGAAAATAAAGATCTCGGTCACGACATATATATAGCTGCTTGCCTCTATGCACACAGGCACATTACAGCAGAGGAGCGCGACGCGATAAATGCAGTTATATCCGCAGTCGTTGAAGAGCGCAAAGAACCGAAAGGAGGTGAGGAATGAGATACAGAATAAGGCCGAGAATCTATGCGTGCTTCACGCACTGCGACCGACTGCCAATCGTGCAGTCAAGCATCACCACCTATGTGGTGCAGGTGAGAAAATGGTACGGCTGGGTGACTGTCTCGGAATACGACGAAGGCTCCGACTCCGACTTCGCCCTCAGCCAAGCGGAAGAACTTTTAGAATTTCTAAATCAATAAATAAAATGAAGAAGTATTATATTATCAAATACGCAGATGGAAGAGATTGTAGAGAGATTAACAGCTATGAATCACGTAATGAGGCTTCTGACGCTTTGATGAAGTACCTTTACAGCCACAACGAATATTTGAGTGTTAACGATGATAATTATCTATCACCATTCGATTTCAAAATTGAAGAAGTAGATGTTAAAGATGTAAATGAAGTCATTACGGATTTTGAGAGTGCAAGAAATACTCTCAGTGTCAAGCCGAACGCTGACTTCTACGTTGTAAAGAGAAACCGTTCTGAAAAAGTTGCCAATCTTGAAAATGCTGCAAGACTTGCCCTTCTTGAAAATGTTGCAAGACTTGTGACCGACATTAATCCCAAACATATGAAGGCACTGGTTGCCTTGAACAAGTTGTTCACCATCGCACAGGCATGGAACAAGGAAGATGAGTTTGTGCCAAATTATTCGGATTGGAAACAAGACAAGTGGTTTCCGTGGTTCAAGTATGACGAGGATACTGCGAGGTTCGTGTGCGTGGATACGATTTACACGCCTACGAATATGTTTGCGCATTTCGGTTCTAGACTTTGCTTCAAGACATCCGAGCGTGCCGAGCAATTCGGCAAGCAGTTCGACGACCTTTATAACGAGGTCTTTTTATAAATATTAAATGAATTAGGAGATGAAATTTATAT